TTATACTGCGGATTGTAGTAGTTTGGATTCATAATCGGCTGCGGCATGGCTATTCTCCCTTTCTTCCATTGATTCTATCTGTTTCGCAATTTCCACTTCATCAAGGGTCTGATATGTCGGCTTGTTCAAAAGTCCCAACGGACTGAAATTCATAAGCATTACCCGTTTCTCCTAAAACTTCCTCGATTACATGAACCATGATTGATTGATACTTAATCGGAACTTCACTTGTACGTTCTTTGCTGAATATATGTTCCAGTGTTTCATCTGAAAATTTGAATTTTCCCATAAGGTCATCCCTCCTTATGCTTAAATTTTGGCATAAAAAAAGACGGTCTACCCGTCATGTATCCGTCACATTTCATTCACTATAAAATTATTGGAATCTTTGCAAAAAACTCCTTTCGTTTTAGGCTTGACTACTATTTTGACTACTATTCGACTACCCGTTGCCCGGGAATGCCAATTTTATCAGCTTTTTCGAGTGGAAGCAAGGGGGCTCGAACCCCACTCTATTCCTCTTACTTTCCGCATATTTACTGGCTTTCTAGGTGTTTTTTGTTGATTACTTTTGACTACTTTCGCAAAAATAGTAGTCAAATCACCTTGCCTGTAAATCTGGTATGCTACTCAAAATAGACGATTTCTTTTCAATGGTTTTCCTGTTCCTATGATAGTGTATTTCTGATGTCATGATATCTGTATGCCCCATCTGATCCATGACAAGTCTCTTATCCACATTGTTATCCATAAGAATAGTTCCATATGTCTTTCTTACTTTGTGCGGTGGCTTTGGATAAATTTTCAATTTCCTGCAAAGCCTTTTTTGCCTTTGTCTAACCGCCTGTGCAGTAATCCTAATATCGTTTTTTGTAAAAATGTAATCTCCAAATGGATTCATGTACTTTATTTTATCGCAAATCCATACATAATCATTCGGTATAATTGCTGTTCTGATTCCTGCTTTGGTTTTAGGATACTCTTTTACTTCAACAACATTGTTTCCGCTTTCGTCTTTATACTTCGTTTCTGTCCTGCGAACGTTAAAAGTATTATCAGAAAAATCGGAATGTCTTAATGTTACAACTTCTCCGATACGTACACCAGTTAAAAACATAAGCAATATAGCAACATTAGAAGTATCAAGGTGGCTGACAAGATACTTAATCATTACATCAGTTTCATATTCGTCGAATACTTCTTCATAGTCTTCTTTTATTACTTTTTTAAAATCACTATCAGATACGTCAAGATTATCAAACAGTTCTACGATATTAAAATCAATAAGTTTGCGTTTTTTCGCTCTTTTAAGAAATGTTCTTGTAATTCCTTTTAGACCGGAAAATGATTTAGGTGTCAACTCTTTATCGGCAATTTCTTCCTCTAAAAAATCCCCCCATTCATCTTCTGATATTGATTTTATTCTTCGCTTTCCCAACTCTCCATAGTGTCTGAGAAAATATCTCTCGTCTCTGTCGTATGTTGCTTTACATATCTTTTTAAGAGACAATCTCCGGTCTTCACATTCGTAAAACACTTCTGTAACTGTTGGATTTTGCTCTTTTTGGTAGTAAAACTCAATAACTTCTTCTTTGATATCTTCCTCGCTTTTCTTTTTTACAAGTCTCCTTCCTTTTTCTTCATCTGGCAAATAAGTTCTCCAGTATCCGTCTTTGCCTTTGTTGATTGCGTATTGGTGTTTCTTCAGATACTCCTCTTTCTTTTTCATTTCAATGCTTTTTTGCAAAGATTCCGTGTCAATCATACCATTGCTAACGGCATATTGCAATATTTCCATATCAGAAAGTTCCAAATCTATCACCTTCTAACCGCTTAAGTTTATTTTTTATAGACCTTACTCTTCTTTCTACAGTAGTTACAGAAATGGAATGTCTAAAGGATATTTCTTTTTGAGAAATTCCTTTAGACAAATCCCAAAACACTTTCTCTTCCTCTTCCGTGAAATTGGCGTTCCGGAAGATTTCTTCAAGTTCTGGCTTAGTCAGTTTTGACAACTTCATAAGCCATTCTCCTTCACTAAATTATAGATTCTATTTCATCCAGGCAAGCATTCCAACCGTCCATCGTTCCTCTGACATAATCCTTTCCGAGGTCATCGGCATCGGTCATCTCTTTTTCACGTTCCGGCAGTTCCCGGAGCGGACATTTATCATGCCGTTTCTTTATAAATGTATTCTGTGACAGCATTGATGCTCCATTATTGAGGACATTCATAAGCTGACATTTTTTGATTCCTTGAAATTCATACAGAAATTTACATTTGCTACATGATTCCGGCATATCCATCACTAATACTGCTTTAGCCATATTCTTCTTCCTTTCTTCACTAAATTTCAGTTTAGATGTTCATAACACCAGACTTCCATCCTGCTTTTTTAGCCTCTTCTGAAAGAATCTCATTTTCTTCAGCTATAGCCATTTTTCTTTGTTGTTTTTCTAAACAATATATTGATAAAATTTCATCCACCAACTCATTAATACTACATAACATATCTCCGTCAACCTCTTCGGTTCGTTCTGCATCATTTAAAATATTTTTTATATCTTCTGCACATTCATGTATTTTTCTCATACAAATGCCTCCATAAATCTTAATATTTCAGTTTACTGATCCTTATCTCTTGCTATTGCTTCCCGAATCCTGTCTGCAAACAGAGCGCAGGCTTCATCTACCGATGCAATATTATCTCTTATATCCTGAGTTGGTATATCAAGTTCTTTTCCAAGTTCATAGAGTACCTCGCAGACACCATCTGTATAAGTTGCCTCCTGCGCCGATTTCTCATAATTTGAACATTCAAAAAGACTTTCAGCAATATCAAGTCCTTTGTTCAGTCCCTCCATGTAAGATCTTTCTTTTTCCGATCTAAGCTGTGACGCTCTTTCCTGTATTGCTCTTGAATCATTGATTGCTTTGAGAGCCTTGTCCGTATCAATATTTGTTGCTTTATACATTTTTTCTACCTCCATTAAATTCTAAGTTACTTTTTCAAATACTCTACGCATTTCCTGTAAACTTCAGGATCAAATTCTTTCCGCTCATTTTCATATGCACTGTATTCCGCTGGGTCACAGTCTGCAATCTGTGCCATCTTGAACATGGACACCTTCGCATCTCTCCGAAGTGCTGCAATATAGCCGGCATACATGCCCTTATTACCGTTGGCAATCTGTATTTTCGCTCTTTCTTGAAGGTCTTTCGATGCAGACACTTCCATTATTTGCTTTATTGGGCATTCCTCGTTGTGGCAATCATAAAGGCAACCGTGGATTCCATTCTTGCCATCGAAAAAGCCAACCACATATTTTGTAGGTTCCTCACAGTCATTACATTTTGCATTTATAGCCATAATTTTCACCACCTTTTAACTTGCTGAACTACCGAATTTTCCTCGGTAGTTCGATTTCTCCCCCGTATTACCGGGGGATTTTAACTTGCTTTTGAATTATTGAGTGGAACTAAAATAGAAACTCAAATTTTTAATTAAATTTTTCACTTTTTAACTCAAATTTTGAGTTACTATTTCACTTTTTAGTTCCTGATTTCACTTCCTACGCTTGCGCCGCCACCACCGGCAAAGCAGTCAATGATAATGTTATTTTTCATGGCATCACCTCCGGCATAAAATCAGATAATCGCATTTGTGCCATTTCTGCATCTAATCTCTTTTTTGACAAATCATAATAATGCTTGTCCAGTTCAAAGCCAACATATGGATGGTTGGTTCTGTAGCAGGCTATCAAGCTGCTGGCACTGCCTACATGAGTGTCCAAGATAATGTCTCCGGGCTTTGCATAGCGGTTCAGAAGCCATTCATATAGTGCCACTGGCTTTTGTGTAGGGTGGATACGGTTTTCTTTGTGTTTCATATTTTGCTGAAGCATTCCGTTCCACCTATATTTAATCTTCCTTACTGCAGTACTGAACGAAGTCCATGCAAGTTCACAATCAGCAAAATCAGTATTTCCATTATCTTTATCCCAAACAATCCAACAACTACTATCAAACGGCATTTTGCTTATAAAATGATTTGCCCCAAAAATAATCTGATTTTTTGACACTCTAAACAGTTCATCGAAATATTTTTCGTTTGGTGGATTTATATCCATTCCGCTAAAACTCTTGTAATCCTTTGCTTTTGACAGTTTACCTCTTGTATGGTTTTTATCCCCATTTTCTCCAATCCCATACGGTGGATCCACAATCGCAAGGTCAAAGTAACCATCCGGGAACTCTTTCATCCCATCCATGCAATCCATGTTGTAATATCCAAAATCCATTACGGCATCACCCCCGGAATATCCTCAAAACTAATCTGATTATCTCTTTCAAAGACAATCATCTCATTTTTGGCTCTCTGATAAAAATTGCGGTCAATCTCAAATCCGAATGCACTTCTCCCGATCTCTGCGGCTGCTCTTAAGGTACTACCGCTGCCACAGCAAGGATCAATCACTACATCACCGGGATCTGTAAAAATCTCTATCAGTTTTTTCAACACCGCTACCGGCTTCTGTGCCGGATGGATTTTCGGAATATCTTTTCCGTCTTTCTCCCAACTGAACCAGTTAAAAATCATTTTCCCAGTGCCACGGATCGTCTTTCCGTCCTCGTCAACCCTTGCACCGTTCCGGAACTTCGGCAGCTTTTCACGGTAGAACACAAGAGCATATTCAGTAGCACCAACCACACGCATATTTGCCTTAAGCACCTGCGGACTGTAATTTTTAACAAATACTAGCGGTATGTAATGGACGAATCCATGTTTATATGCGGCATCAATCAGCGTAGGCATCTGTTCAAAAGAGCAGAAAACGATCATGCAAGGACTGTTGCTACTTCTTCCCCTGGTAACGCTATTCTTGTCTTCCTTTTTCAGCATCTTTGAGCAGAAATGGAAATACTCATACAGATTGAAGTTGAAATCAGAATTGAATGCTGCCTTTCCTGCAAGTTTGCTTTCACCGTTCTTGTTATCCCCACCGTTGTACCACATAGGGTTACTGCCGTAGAAATTCTTGCCGACATTATACGGGACATCGGCAATGATAAGCTGTGCCGGAGGTATGGCATATTTCTTATAGTTCTGCATTGAATCTCTGTAAATCTCACATTTTAATTTTTTCATTTTTTTCAAGGAGACCGCATATGCTTCACTCTGGCCAGAGTCTCGGCTCCTTTCTTGGTTTTATCTAACTATCGTTTCTGCTTGTTCCTTGTACATCTTCCCCGCCATCTGCACCAAGTAGTTCTGTAAGGCTTCTGCAACGCTGATTCTGTGCTTAGTGCAATATCTGTCAACGTAGCGTTTAAAGTCCTCATTCTCGGCATACAGGGCGGTATAATCAACTCGTTCCATCTGCATCACGCTCCTTTAAGATTTCATCCAAGCAAGCATTAAATCCTGCATTCATCATCAGTTTGTCATTCTCACTTTCTTTCCCTACTGTACGTCTTTTCTCCGGCAGTTCTCTGAGCGGACAAGAATCTGGCTTTTCCCCGTAGTGTCCGCCATTTATCGGAATTTCTTTCCCTGTAATAGCGCAGTCATAAAGAGCATCGTCTTTATAACTGGGATATTTACAAGCGCAATTCTCACAGGTTTCCGGCATATCCATTACCAATGCTGCTTTGGGCATATTTCACACTCCTTTCGGCTTCTCACACCGTTCAAACGATATCACCCAAACGTAAGGATTAGCATCCCAGCTGTAGCGGTCAATGTCGGATTTTTTTACAGTTGAATCCCATAAAATCTCAAACTTCTCTAAACTAAAATCATGATTTCTATTTAAAGTTTCTCCATCTGTCACAGCACTTGTTTCAATATTTATGCCCTCTCTGTGACAACCATCCACTGTGATCTCCTGCAACCGCTCCACTCTTACATCCGTAACTTTCAGCCAGATACGAGCTGCTTCTTTCGGCATGTGGATAGATGGGTGCCACCTTGCATCTCCATATATTTCATCTGTTGCCAGGTACATATAACAGCCATAGCTTTTATTCAAGACGTTCTGTTGTGGTTCTTGGTAACAATTTCCATGTTCGTCTCCCTCGCAACAACAACAATCAAAATGTTCCCATGTTTCCCGTACATACAAGATATCGCCTGGACAGATAGGACAGGTTCTCTCCGCTGTACTTAACTGTTCCATCTGTTCCTTATCAGCAAAGTTATGTACTGCATAAGTTCTCTTGTCGGCATTATAAAATTCCATATCCGGTACGGTATACTCATTTGCATCTTTGCATATACGCCGGGTGCAGGTCTTCCGTCCGTCCAGAATCGCCAGAACCATCTCTGTATTGAATAAAATCGGCTTAATTGCCATCTGAACCACCTGCCTTTACAATCTCCAACAAATCATCTACCAAATCCTTGACCTCATACATCATCATAGTGTCGTAGGATTTTGACTGCTGATCTGCTGTATTATTTCCATATTTCGTACAGTCTTTAAGGAATGCTGTGCGTTCTTCCAACTGCTCCACAACCTTGTCTGGGTCGTAGGCGGTCGGATAATCACGTAAAGCGTAAATTACGTCTTGCATATCCTCCGCATCACTACACATAACCGATCTTTCAAACGCATCTGCATCAATCAATCTTCCCATCGTTCGCCCTCCTGTTCCAATCTGTAGTTGCTTTCGTTCGCTCGTCTTTCCCTGTTCTGATGCCTCCGTCCTGATCCATGTACATCTCACATTCATAGCTTTTTGGAAGTTCCGTTCCGCATTTCATACATTTGATTTTGAACATTACCACAACAGCCGAATGTGATGACTTATTTGTAATGGTTAAGAACATTGCGTTTCCACCGCAGAACGGGCATTGCTTAAGTCTTTCACTCATTCTTCATCCCTCCAATCTAATTTCTGACCACAATTCTTGCAATAATCATATCTGTCATGTGTTTTCAGCCATTCATCAAGGATTTGTTCGTCTCTATGCTTTTCAAATACCGCTATTGCATCTGCCAGAAAGTCGGTCTGGGCAAACCATTTCAGATCGTCAATCACTTTCCACGGGTTATCGCCAGATACATTCATACAAACTTCATGTAACCTTTCCATTTGATCGCAGTCTTTATATTTTTCCTCTATTTCTGCGATAGGAGATTTTAATGCGTGATAATTGCGAATGTGAACATAATTGAAGTATGCCGAGGAATATTCCCCTACTTCATACTCTCCGGGTTCAAATGTGTGGTTTTGCATCACGATCTGCAAAGCAACTGGAAGTTCGATAATGAGCATTTCGGCTTTTTCAATATCCTCAGCAGCGTATTCTCCACTTTCTTCATCGCAGTGCCATCCCATGATTTCACACACATTTGTTGTGGGGCCGCTGTTCCCAAATGGTCTTTTAACATCTATTGCCGGTCTATACCTATCCTCAGAATCTATTAAAATAGAGATTCTAAAATTAAGGTCTGTCATAATCTTTATGTGCTCCGGTTTTAATTCAAAACTTGGCATATCAACCTACCTCCGTTTCATTCCTCTGACTGTCTACTTCTCTCTTGCTTCCAACAGGCTATTAAATGTAAATCCTTCACTTATACATTAATCCTCGAATTTCATGTATTCTTCCATGTTCTCCGGTGTGATGTTTCTCCCAATCATAGATTTGCAGATTTCTACTGATTTCCGGCATTCCTCCACCGTACCTATCTGCCGGTACTGCTGAACTTCTTCCAGTGCCTTGATTGCCATCTCGTAACCTTGGATTTCGTTTTTTCTCTCGTAATTCTGTATACACATTTTGGCTAAATCAATAGATGTCTCAAGTTCTTTGATTGCTTCATTCTCCGTCATATCCACTCCTCCTTAACTCCATTTAAAATCCTCACAAGGTCTCATTCTCCGCTGATTCTTACCCCTTTTATTGCATATTCCCCAACCACCGTAATGACAATCTTCGCAGGTAATCGGATATTGATTTAAATTTTCCTCAATACATTTCTTGCACTGGTAAGAATTTTGATTATACACATACCGGCAATTACGATTCTTGCGTTTGCATGTCTCCATATTTCTCCTCCAACAGTTCCGGATTGTCAAATACGTTTCCGACAACCTCATAAATACAATCACTGCTTATACGTGGCTTCGATAATCCGTACTCATTACTTGTCCGATAAAATTCAGCATAATTTTCATCCCAAAGTACAGTGCCAGTGCAATAATTTTCTGGATGTGCTCCATCATTGTAATGTTTAACAATATCATTCTCCCAAATCACCTTGCCGTTCTTATCCTTAAGACCTGTACACTGGCAGATGGTAGATTGATCGACCTCAACCTGTATTTTTTCAACAGGTGTCCCTAGGCTCAAATCTGCTCCTAATGGAATAATGAAATGGTGTGTGTGCCTACCATCAGTATGCGTCATACAAAAATAAAAACCTTCCACCCATTCCCCATTATCCTTGCGTTTTGCCTTGAATAAATATCTATCCTGCATCCTTATTCCTCGCTTTCTGCTTTCAACCACTGCTCCACCTCTGTCACAGAACACATTGCAACACCGCCCTCTATGGTCTTTGTGCTACCCTCATCATATGTTTCGATTGAACAAATGAAATCTAAAAGTTCCTCGTCCGTCATGCTCCTGATCCGGTCTGCGTTGGTCTGTTTATTTGTCACTGTATATCCATTAGGATGTATTCCATCTTTCATATCATTCCTCACTTTCCCGGTACGACTCCGGCAGTGGCATCCAAGCGGTAACATCGTATCTGTCTTTCATATTGTCCGTCCACCACCCGTTATGTGTAAAATATAATGTGGTCGGTCTGGTTGCCCCTTTGATCATCACTATAAATTCCGCAGCATACTTGTTTCTTCGATATGATTTTATAAATTCATATTCATTCGGCAGCCTCTCGCTCACCGGAATCCACTTGCCATAGCTTCCATGTTTCTCTACTTGCTCATAATTTGCAAGTCTTTCAGCTATTATCTCCAACGCTTTGAATCTGCCATCTTTAGCAAGTTGCGTAATGGTCACACCTTCATCATCCGGCAAATCTTCCGGATGGAATAAAACTTCACCTTTTTCTGTGACGTATGTCAATCTTTCCATGATTCACTCCTTTCCACCGCAATCCTCGGTCTAACTGCAAATTGAGGATAACTGCAGTCATATGGAATATGATTCCAGTGGTCAAATGCCCCACGATAGAACTGTTTTGCATACTGTATAATTCATTCTCGCTATGAAATCCTCTGCTCACGATTTTGCACTCCTTTTTCCGTATGTACTTGCGATTCTGTATACATTGCAAATTTCTCTGTAATATATTTCCTGTGCATGGATATGAGCATCCACACGGTCAAGTTCCGTCTCACACCACTTTGCAAATTCTTCTGTGGACAATGATGTCTCCAAATTTTCAAATTTTTCTCTGTTGTCAATCACAAAACACACCATGTCAACCGGGATGTGGTTCAAATCCGCAAGAATCTGAATCTGCTTATCTTTATCCTCTGCTTTTTCATAATTAGCCAACAATTCATAACCTGTCATCTGCATTTGTATCACCTCTTATCAAGTTTTATTTCTTTGTCGTAGCAACTTTTCTTCGGATTTCCCTCTACTGGGGAAACCATCTTTTTAGGATCCGTAGTATATGCTCCGTTTAGTTTCAAACCTATTTTGCTTTTTTCGTCCACGTAGCATGACGGCTTGTAACGATCCGGTGGAATGTAATTGTGAATGCGCCAGTGCTTTACAAGCATAACACCACTATCGAAAGATAAAAGGAATCTATTGTCTATCAATGCTTTCAAATCATCATCAGAAGCACCGCACATCCTTATGATTTTCCGTGGATTATTCACGAATCCGTCATCGTCAGCGTTCATACAGATATGGAAATAAAGCATTTGAGCCGTAGCAGGAATATCCAAAAAAGCATCACTCTCAATTATTTTTGCGCTGAACATTCGTTTTTCTGCCATTTATAACTCCTTACTCAAAAATAGGCTTCTCAATATAGATCCCGGTATTTTCCACCAGTTCTCTCCATAAATCCATGAAATCCTTTCCGTTGCACTTGTCTCCGGCTTTGTCCATGTGGTCAGAAAACTTATCCTTGAAATTCGTCAGCTTCTTCTTACCGAATCCATCTTCCATAAGGATTACCATTCCATATAGGATGTACCTTGTGGACAACTCATTGATAATGTTGTTACATCTGACCTGTTCCCGGATGCATTTCTGCGCTACAACCGACTTGTAATGTGGATAATCAGCTTCGGTAAATTCCTTGTACTCAATCGTCCAGTCTGCAAAATCGTTAAGCCTACTCTGTAACTCCGTATAAGGCTCATTCTCGTACTTTTCATTGTATTCGGTGAATTTACCGCAAAAGTCGGAAAGTCTAGTCTGTGAGTACTTGTAGTCTTTCCACAGGGTATAGCAGAACAGTGTCAGTATTCCGGTGAATGGACTTCTCTCCGCAGACTGTTTCAAAAGTTCTGTCTGCCGCATGATTTTCAAAATTTCCTGCGGATTGTCATATCGTTTTGGCATTTTATGTATCACCTCCAAGTTCTGTGATTTTCAAGTTCTTTCAGTGACACATCCGCAGCATTCATCTTCGTATTTCACCATTTTCTGAAAAACTCCTTTAATTTATTGCATACTTGCTGAAATCTATACTTAAACAAGTACTCTTTAAAAGATCTAGTTCCATATTGATAGCAAAGATACATAATTTGTTTTTGAGTAGAAAGAGATTCATAAAACTCCTTGTCAGTTTCTTCAACGTATTGTAAAAGTACTTCATAGTCTGTTTTATTCATTACTTTCACCGTCCTTTTCTCCATGCAAAAGTTCCATAAACTTCTGATACTGTTTCTGTGAAACGGAATTGTTCTGCTTCTCAGGTTTCAAACTGATGACCAGATGTTTGTCGGCAATGTTCGCCAGTTCCCTAGCAAGGTTGATTTTGCCTTGTGCCAGTCCATCACGGTACCCTTTTCCCGGTCGGTACTCTGCGATCTGCTTCTTTCCATCACCTTGACCACCGGCTGTCTTGTTGCGAAGCTGGTAACCCTCGTCCGCATAACGCTTAATCCAGTACTGCTCCCACTTGTCCAGTTCTTCTACCGGATAATGTAAGAATCCGATTTTCCAACCGTGTATGTTCTCCGCAGAATACAATCCGTGGCTTTTCATGGATAAATCAATGTGCTGGTACCCATTAAGGTGTCCTGCCAGTCTTTGGAGTAGGTGTACCGCCTGCCCAACATACGCAAAACGAAAACCGTCCTCGTCTGTTCTTGTCAGAAAGTAAATTCCACTTCCATCGTCAACGTGTGGATTGACCGCCAGTATTCTTTCACGATTCTTTCTCTCTATGGATTTTGCTTTTGCTATATTCTTCCAATCAGCCAACCGAATCACCGCCTTTCAAATGGAATCAAATATCCGTCCGGCAAGGCATTTATAATATTTCTCAATGCCCCATATCCTGTTTTTTGCATATTGACTAAAGCATTGCTTTGACAGGTATTCAGTTCGGATATGTTGGAATCAATGCCATTCATTATTTCACTTCTTAATTGCGGTGTAAGTGGTCTATAAAATGTGTCAGACATTCGCACCTCCATTTCTGTAATTTTCCAGTCTTTCAATCATGGTCTCTCTGCTAATATCTCCGCTCTCATGCCACTCTACCGCATGAAAAACATCGTTAAGATTCTCACTCAAAACCTCAATTCTGATGCTTGCCGACTGGATATACTCAATTAACCGCTGTGTATCTCGTGCTATGTCCTCGTAACCGTACTCCTGCAAGTGCTGAACCATGCTTTCAAGGTTTGCAATGCTTGAACTGTTCATCAGCTCAGGCACATCTTTGTAGCACAAATAATCAAAACTTCCACCACTCAAAACGGACACTCCTTTCCATTCCGTAAAATCCATTCCTTGCCTGCTGCCGCATAGTCCACATTCGCCAATGGAGCAATCTTTTTTACCTCTGCGACACATTCATCGGCATCGGTTGTATCACCGCCCAAATGGCACAATATGACGTTCTGCAAGGCATCTGATTTGTTCGCTTCGACAATTCCTTTGCAAGTCTCCAGTTCGCAGTGACCTTTGACCTTATGAACGTAATTAGGTGCATCCATGTCAACATATTTCTTCTGATAGTTGCACTCAATCAGCATATGGTCTAACCGCTGTTTTTTGAACACATACGAACAATATTCAAGGTCTGTCAGATACAGAAGTTTCTGACCGTCAACCATAATCAAAAATCCGTAGTTCTCTGTGCCGTTGTGTGGCACTTGAAAGCAGAATATGTGGAATTTTCCCATCTGTGTTTCACGTACTGAATGGTCTGACTGCGGTTGCCACACCTTTATTCCCATGTGTTTAAGGTCTGATACGGATAATGAGTGGTCTTTGTGCGTATGGGTGCATATCGCACCCACAACACACTTAATATTCCAGTTAAGACCACGTTTTATGTCCATGATAGGAAGTCCTGCATCCAGTAAAAGCGTTTCGCCATTATCTGCAGTCAGAAGATAGCAGTTACCGGAAGAACCGGAGCCTAAACATTTCAGTTTCATGTTTCTACCTCAATTTCGTCATCGTTCGGAAACTGAAATATGCAGTTATTTACATATTCAACTTTTGATGGCTCATTGTTCATGGTTTGAACTATAATTCCACTATTTTTCAATTTTTCAAACTGTTTTACCACATCTTCTGTAATTTCAACATTTTGAAAAAGAATCGGCATACTAACGTATGCTTTTCTAAGCATTTCCATAGCTTTCTTTGCTTTTTCTGCGGCGGAATATGTAGCAACAACACCCTGCGCAATTTCTGATGGTCGGGCAATGGTCTCTCTTATTGCAACAATGGAATTATCTTCTATAATTCCAAAGACAAAATTTTCATACGGAACATCAATCGCCCCATCCTGCGATATAACTCTCATGGCAACCTCCTACTTAAAGCAATCCGGTGTCTCTGCGCTGGCAATGTCCGTCTCTGCGGTCTGCGGTACTTCCTCAAATGTTGTGTCAGGAAACTCGATAGTGTTTGCATTTGCCTGTACCTCTTCTGCCACAACTTTTTCCACATCAAGTTTCACATCGGAAACATCAGGAAATTCTTCCTGCGCATACAAACCTTGGAATTTATCCGGAAAAGCTTCTCTTAAGGCCTGTACAACAGCAACTTTTCTTATCATTGTTGCAGGCTTTTTAGACCATTGACCGTTGATTGTTCCATCTTTTTTTCTTCCAACATATTCATCGAAAGATACTGACTGGTACTCCGGTGTTTCTCTTCCTTTTATAAACACTTTCGCCCAACCTCCTACAATAGATTCATCCTTAAGTACAAAAGATCCTTCTCTTTCTTCAACGGAACCATCTTTCTTCTGAACAATAATTCCTGCTTTTTTTCCTGCATAATTCGGATTTGCATCGGCTCTTTTTGTAAAAACATCTTTTCCGGTAACAATCGTAGCAGGATCATTGTTTCCAAACTTAATGAGGTATGCTTCTTTCAAAAAAGGATTAAGATGCTGGTATCTGCAAAGAGACATAAACATCATTACTTCCTGATCTGATACGTTTCCACCACCGCTTACAAGGTACTTTCTTACCGTTGTTGGGGAAATTTTTACAATTTCCCCATTTGATTCGTATTCCACAATTCCTGTGTTTTCCTGCTTCTTTTCGTCTGCCATGTTTCTACCTACCTTTCTACCTTTTTGATGCCGTCAATTCCTATGATGAATACCTGGGTTGTCTTGGGATTCTGAATCAGTGCAAGAGTACGTTTAGACATATAATCGTGTTCTTTAATTCTTAAAACTTTGTATTCATCATCTTTGCTTACATCTGAATCTATTACAAAATTCTGTTCGTATCCTAAAAGACCACTCCATGTACCGTATAACTTGTACTGCTTACCGGTATCCTTGACTTTTACGGTATCTCCCACGCAGATTTCGTCTTTCTTCTCCGGTTCTTTCTCCAGTTTGTAGTTTTCAAGTACAACGTACTCTTCGTGCCATACGTAACAACTTTTAACAGAGTTTTCAACATCACATGTTGAGTTCTTAACACTAATTACTCTGAAAATCTCTCCGTTTTCATATGGTATAAGAAAATGTTTCGCATCCACAATTTTGATGTACTCACCGACTTTAGCTTTTCTCTTCACCTCCCGTACACCGTTATCAGGCTTCACATCCTCGCCCATCAGCCGATTAAAAGCCAACTTAGCACCAGTACGGAAATCAAATTCATCAGCATGATTGCAGTTAGCTTCTGCTTTCTCGCCAGTGGACTTGTCCAGCGCAACTACTTTGTTGTCATTGCGGTAGATGACGATGGTTTCATTCTGAGTTTTAACTAAATCAAGCGCATCTTCTGCGTGATTCCATCCGTGCCCTTCTTTGGCGAATCCATTGCAATCATGACCGCCTACAAATTCGTCAAACTCAACCGAGCAGTAATTATCCGTCAATAGTTCTTTGACTGTTCCGCATTTCCCCACAGTTCTTCTGTTGAGTGTAACAATATCCTTTTTTACTTTTACTCTGTCTCCAACCTTAAATTTATGTTTTTCCATCTTATTCTTCCTCACTTTCCGGCTCATTCATAAATCCACTTGCAACTCCCTGATGCACTGTCACATCAGCTTTGTAAATCTCCTTGATGCTTCTAGGCATCACATGGAATGTCACATCCGTATCGGCAATCTTGCCTTTGAATTTCAAGGCTCCACGGTCTGAAAGTCCCAAGTACACACCCACGCAACACTTGTAATCAAAATTAAATATCACGGTGTCACCGGCATTGATTGTTTCTCCGCTTGTTGTCAGAACAGAAATGACTGTTTCTTTCTTAATCTGCATTCTCTTCATTCCTTTCAAACTCTTTCAATTGCTCCGCCAACTTCTTACATTCATCAGCAACATATTCTTCTGAACGAACGACATCGACACCAACAGGAAATTTACTTTCTATCATTTTTTGCATCTGATAAATTTCTTTACGGCTTGGGAATTTCTGTATTGCATAATCCAAATCCGCCTTATCTCCAGCGTGACCGCAATCGAACCCAAACCACCATAAATCACTTTTGATAGGATAATTTGAATTTGTTCCACCAACTGAATATGAAATACCTCCGTGACACTGGAAATATGCTTCAATTCGAATTCTTTCATCTTTATCAATACAAGCACCAAGCAAAGGGAAAATGCCACTTACTTCTCTGCCCCAAATATCTGATTTTTTAATTTCAAGATGGTAATCATAATTTTTTCCGTATAACGTATGATTCTTTGGAATGCCAACATATCCGCACCTGTGAGCCATATTTCCAAATATCACAACGCATTTATACCCTACGTGTTCAAACTCACGCTCGACAATGTAGCGTTTCTCTGCTTCATTACTCATTCTTCGCTTCCTCCACTTTCAAGCTCGCATCATCACTTCTGCGGAACATAATCAACTGACTGTCAACATCAGGAATCTTCCAAGGGTCAAGGCTTTCGGTATCGTCAACCATGATAGGCAATTCCACACCGCACCGCTTCTGAAACGCATTGCAAATGTCAATCTCCGTCAGAATCCTTGCTCCGTGGTTCATGTTCCGGCTGTAAGGCTCTCCACGGTATGTAAAGTCACAACATTCTTCCGTGTCACCATTCACAAGAGGTCTGAACATCCGCACAGTGCAGAAGCAAAGATACTTGTTCACATCAGCTTCCAACAGTTCGTTCTTCTTCCGGCTGAATTTCTTTAACAGGTCAAGCTGTGCCTGCACATCCGTAATCTTCTGTGCAATGTTCTTGCGCTCCTGTTCCAGTTCTGTGATACGCTTATCCACACTCTCGTTAATGCTTACACTCGCCAAAGACTTATCAACCACAGAAATATCATTGCGGATCTGCTCTTCATCACCTTTTAACTGGATTCTGAGAAGATTCATGTCAGTGAATTTGTTCATGGAAGCTTCTTTCTCAGCAATCTGTGACTGGATAGCTTTGTATTCTTCTGTGTTGGAAATATCCACGCTTGCCGGAATGGAATTTAATGCATTATCGGCAATGGCAATCTCTTTTTCCAACCGCTCCACTTCATCCTCGGTCTTTTTCAGTTCCTCACGCTTATGCTCCAGTTCTGCCTGATCCGCTTTGATATGTTCAGCGCAGGAAGAACCCTCTTTAGTAATAAGTTCCAATTCATGTGCCTTATGCGTATCAAACTCCGTTCTTAACTGCTCTTTCTTCTCTTCCGGATATTCCTGTCCACAGTAGGGGCAAATCAGAGAATTTTCATCAAATTTAAGGCTTTTATTCAAATCCCAACTCTTCTTCAATTCCTGTCTCTTCTGTTCATACTGTGCAATGCGCTTTTCCAGTGCAGAGATCTCTTCACGAATGGTATCTGCCTTAAGCAACTCTTTCTGATGCTCATTCTGAATCTGATTCAGTGTTGTGCGCTTATCTCTTCTGTCCGCATCCAGTTTTTCATTTGCTTTCTGCTGTAATGCACTCAACTGACCTTTTAACTCAATAATTCCATCAGAAAGCTTATCGTAGGACTTCATACTGTTCTGCGTATCTGTCTGCTGCTTAATATTCTCTGACAGCTTATCCAGTAAAGCTTTCTTTTTCAGTTCCAAATCAGCAAGGTCAATATCCACTCTCTGGCGGCTCACCTCGTCAATACGGCTCGGAATTTCATCTAACAGGTCCTGCAAGCCCTTGGTTCCATTTCTTCCCCTTGTGCCGTACAACTGCGTATTACAACGCTTTTTCAGTTCATCAACCGTGCCATCCTGCAGAACAGTCCTTAATGCTTCAAACTCCGGAAATTGATTGCAAATGTCATCATTACTGTGCTGACCAAACATATCAGCAAGAATTGCTCTCTGATCCGTGCCACCTTTTAGCAAAAGTGTCATGGCATTGATACAAAGTGAAAACTTATCTTTTCCGCATACACTCTCTTCCAAAAATGCTTCAAAATCTGCTGCCTTTTTTGGAATATCATTCACATAGTAATCCGTGACATTTCCGGTAAACTCGCCTTTCTTATTGAAGTTCTGACGGCATACTTTTTTCAGAACCTTGTCTGTACCGTCAATTTCCACGGTAACTTCTGCGGTAATATCTCCGTCGATGTCATTGCCGTCCTTATCGTGCGGTCTGATTCCGGTGATCTCTCTGCCGTTCTCGTCACGGCATCCAAAAATATACTGAATTGCTCTTTTGATTGTGGACTTACCGGTTTCATTCACCCCGGAAACCTCTGTCCGGTCGTATAAATCGGTGTCCACTACGTTAGAACCATAGAATTTGCAGAAATTCTGCAAAAAGGTGTGCTTAATCCTCATTTTTTCTATCCTCCCAAAGATATAAATACAGTGAATTAACAAACATATAGATTGAGACCGGCTTGTCTGTCTCATTGATCTCCTTGTATAGCTCTGTGCTTGGGTTCATCTTATCTACAACCCACTTGATTGCGCTGTACACGCTTTTTTCATTTGTGCTGTGTTTCTCTCCGATAATCCGGTAGATTTCAGAAAGTCTTCTGTTTCGGTTCTCAAACATCAGCGTTTCAACCTCGATGATGTACTGAAATCCCGGCAAGTACTGTTTCAGCCCCAGTTCTACCAAGATTTTTCTTATCTTCCTTTCCATTTCCTTACTCCTCCGGCTTTCAGTCTTCTGTTACGTGGACCATGTTGTCCTCTTCGCTGATATACAAGATTCCTGCATCTAACAGTCTTGCAATCAGAATCTCATTCGCACGGACGATGGGGATAATCTGACTTTTCTGCATAAAAATACTCCTTTCCTAACCATTTTTTCTTCCCGGTATTGCGGTTTACAATTCTGTAATAGAATGCTGTTTCACGGTCAACTTCCCATTCTTTCGGACTGTAAAATATCTTTCCGATGCACCCTTTGACGGTAAACCGCTTTTTGGCACTCATACGGTGTCCTCCGCAAGTTTTCCTTGTCTCCACCATGTTACATCATCAAAGCCTTTAGCTGAAAAAGAAGTAGCACCATTAGTCCATGTAAATATTCCCTCATTTTTGAATTTTGCAAAATATCTAGGTTTCCAAGGGTCACTATCGGAATCTCTTACGTACACTTTCGTGTCCACAGGCACTTTCGACCAGTCAACAGGTGGTTCAACATATTCCTGCTCTGCCCATTCTTTGAACCTTTCCCTGCATCTGCTTTTATCACTCCATGCGCAATCGGAACAAAGTATTACATTGCAATCACATAACTTTCCTTCTTTGTCCACAGCTATCTCTATACTATCAAGTGCCATGTCAATAATCTGTTCCGCATACTTCTCTCTGTTCGTCATTTTCCATTCATCCTTTCCAGTTCTGCGCTCCTGGTTAATATCCAGTCTGCGTAATCACTTAATTCTGTCTTTGTAGCTGCGTTCTTCTCTCCGTGGTAAACCATGAGGACAATTCCTACATCACAGTACTTTTCAAACAATTCCGACAAGTAGTCGGCTCCCACATGGATATTGCCGTCCACGGAGTAGATGTCCGTCACTCCCAAACGCTCCATGCGGTCTTTATGCCATCTGTCTGAAATCTGCATCAGACCTTTGCAGCCGCCACTTTCCACATCCGGTCTGCCGGAAGATTCTTTCTCGATCATTGCCATGAGCAGTTCCGGGCAGATGCCGTATTCCTCACCGTACTTTACACACGTTTCCTGTGCTTCCTCGGAGATAAAACTGCCGGATGGCTGTGCCGTGGATGTAAATGTGATGGAGAGTGCTATTATAATAGGAAGAAACAGCTTTATTGTTGTTATAATCTTTAATATTCTTTTGTCTCTATATAACATAGAGTAGAATCACCCCCGTGAATATTCCTAATAACCAAAAGAAAACCATAAGGACAACCTCAACTATTTTTCTCATACGCAATACCTCATAGCATATCTCCTTACGATATTCTCAAAGATTACTCTCAGTCTTACATTGTCAAAAATAACCGCAATCTTTGTAGTTCCCTCTTTGATAGCTGTTTTCGTGTTGCCGGCATCTTCCATACGCTTGATTTTATTGCTCTGAAGCCTTGATAAAACACAATGTGCTTCGTTTTCCAGTTCACCGTACATCTGATTGTAAAGTGTCTGATAGTCGATACCGCTCTTTGCGGAAATATTGCGTACCTTTGCATTGATGTCTGCTTTCCAGTCTCCGATAGGCTCTGTGAAAATTTCTTTCATGTTGGTGACTGTACTTTCCAACTTCTGAACCTGTTCAGCTTGTTTCTTCTGTTCCAGTTCCTGTCGTGCCATGCTCTCAGCCAGCGACATAACCATTTGCATCTGTGGCGACAACTGGGAACGGTTAATAACTATTTCTTTTGCTTTTTCCTCAACCCTTGTAAAATATTCTCTTGCCTGTTCTGCTTTCTCTCCACTTCCTTTCATGGAAAGTTTCTTCGCAAAATGAGCGGAAAGTCTATAATCATCTCTCTTCACTCTTCCGCCAGTAGGTGTCTCGACATCAATGTCGAATCGCACCCAATCCTCGTTTTCTGTGGCGAATTCATTTTCTGTAATGTTCGTTTTCGCCCACCGTGAAAATTGCCCCTGTGCTAACTCTAAAAAATCGTATAACGCTCTTGCAGTAGTCATTCCGTTTTCATCAATCCCCAGTGCAATCTCAATGGGTGTTTTCATGTTTGATGTTTGTAATTCGTTCATTGTTCTCCTTTCTGTGGTATAATGTTCTAAAAAACTGGAGGTTTCATATGCTTCTCAAAATCGAAAGAAAAGTACTTAGGAAAACTGTAAAATCTTCTGAATGTTCCATTTCATTGTCTGAAATAGGGAATTACAATGGTGAAGATGTTTACCAAGCATTTTTGTCCTTAAAGGAAAAGGGATATTTCACCATAGTTAGTTCATCCATAAATCGTGAAAAGTTCACATTTACTTTGTCTTCAAAAGGAAGATTCTATAAAGAACATTTATTTCTCTCATTTTTGAGAAATATACTCATACCGTTTGTTGTAGCTTTAATAACTGCAACTGCCACATACCACTTAGAAAAAGTAGCAGATAGCTATTCCGACAGCCGCCCCAGCCAATGCACTTATGAGTTGAACCAATGCAGTGATCCAAGGTTCTAATTTGTCAAGAAGATCTCTCTTCTGGCGGTAAGTCCATTTTTTCATTCATGTTCTCCTTTCATTGCATGAGAAACTGCATTACAAATGGTCGTATGCTGTTTCTCTTCATCATTCATGGACTTCTCAATTCTTTTCAGAGTGCCGTCAATGCTCTTTAAGGTTTTGAGAAGTTCTCTCTCAAACTGACTTTGCATTTTATTTCTCCTCTCTGAAATATGGGAGCCTATTCTTTTTTGAAGTTAATGCTTTCGATTTCTCCTAACCCCTCCTGCATAATCCGCAACACTTTCATATCCGTTGCAAGATTAAGTGCATTAAGGTCAAGTGTCAGAGTAGGAACATCATCCCCGACCCCTTGTTTCAGTGTGAAACTTCTCACACCGTTGATTTTGTGACCATCAATGAGGACTTCTGTAAAAATCCCCTCTTCACCGTCACACTGGTGAATCTCAATTTTTGATGTTTTCACTCTTCTCACCTCTCTCGGCAAATTCCTCCGCCATTTTTTCTTTTTCACTCATTCAATTAACTCCCTATTTGTGGTATACTCTCCTTATTCTGATATAAGGAGGTGAATTACATTGGATTCCAAAGAATACGCATCCGCTTACGCCATTGCTAAAATTTGTGGATATACCGGAAGTTTTGATGATTTTAAGAACCTGTACTACCAATACTATTCAGAAATCGTCAATTCTTTGCCGGAAGAAAAACCGGATCAGGCAAAATGTGAAGCAGCTATCAATCCAATGCGCAATATAAGAACTATTTTTTAACTGCCAGTAGTGCCATTGAGAGAGAATCGAGGATTTTACACTGTTGCTGTATTTCTTCGATTCTCTTCTCACCGCCACAACAATCTTCTGCAATCAGAAGTGCCATACACTCTACGCTGTCGGACAAATTCATGCTATTACCTCCAGCTTCATATCCATATGACTTTTTCATGCTTTTCTCCTTTCAAAAGTTAAATGTTTTGAACTTCCGTGTTAAAAAAATATTCTTGTATGTCGTTCTCGGTCAAATCAAGAAGTCTAATTGCTGTAAGAATTTCCTGCTGTTTCCACGGACGTTTTCCATTCATTTTCAGAGAAAGTGTACGTTCTGAGCACCCTAATGCTTCTGCAAAATTTGATTGATTAGAGTACTTTTCCACTATTCTTCCTTTTAATTTTCTGTAGTTAAAAGCCATTGTTCAACCTCCTTTCAAGTTCAAATCTTTTAACTATTTGTATACTACCACTGCTTGCGGTGTATGTCAACCTAAAATTCAAATATTTTAACTTTTTAAGTTTTAAGTATTGAACTTTTGTTCAAATAATGTTATATTCTTATTTGAAAGGAGGGATATAAAATGAAAAGGTTTACTACCTCGCAAAGACTTCGGCAGATAATGGAAGAAAGGAATTTAAAACAAGTAGATATTCTTAATAAAGTGCTTCCGTATTGTGCAAAATTTGATGTTAAGATGAATAAATCAGACATCAGCCAATATGTTTCCGGGAAAGTAGAACCAAGCCAAGATAAACTGGTTATGCTTGGCATGGCTCTTGGTGTGACAGAAGCATGGTTAATGGGATTCGATGTTCCTTTTGAAAGAAAAGATTCTGCTGCGAAAGCTGAACAAGATTTCGATTTCTATTATAAATATTCATTACTAGATCAGAGAGATAAAGAAGTTGTAATGGATATGATAGAATCAATGTTGGTCAGAAAAAATAACGAGGTTTAACCCCATTTTGACAAAAATAGTTTTATGAATGTATGCAGGTATTCTAAAGTACCTGCATCATTTATTTTATTTATCATGTCTATTATTCTTTTTTTGTAATCTTCTTTCCCCATAGTACACCCCCCTTAATCTTTCCGCACTTGGTAGCGATACACCTTATTATAGAACATATGTTCTTAACAATCAATATATTTGACGCACGTTTTTTATTGTTGTAAAATATCAACAAAAGAGGACGGTGAAAACGCCAATAAACACCGCCCTCGCCAGAACTTGAAGTCCCTTGAAACAAGGGATGTTACAAGTGTATCATGTGAAAGGGGGATAAAAAACATGATGAAAAAAGACCGAATCAAAGAAATTTCGACACATTTATCAGTCAACCGTACTAATTATATGTTAAGTTTTCGTGGAAATCTCCATGAATTTCTAAATGAGCCGGACATGACGGTTTACAAGCTTGCAGATGAAGCTAATTTGCCTTATTCTACGCTTAATTCACTACTATACGGTAATTCTAACGACACAAAGCTATCGACCGCTGTTGCGCTTGCTAGAGCCTTTGGAATCAGCGTAGATGAGTTGGTAGGCTGTGGTACTATGGAAGATAAGATGTTGGAATCTGTCAAGATATGCCGCAGTCTGCCGGAACACTCTCTGTACCTTATCCGCTACTCCATCCGTCACCAAGATAAAATCTATTCCAGTCTTGAAAAATCACACAAGTATATTTCTGTCCTTAAACCGCAACTTGTGAATGGAATTATAGCCACCACAAACGCTGTAGAACCTATTTGCATAGACAAATTACCGGAAGATATAAAATCCAAGACTTATATCGGTTTGAAAATTCCCTGTGACTACTATATGCCGTTTTATCTGCCGGGGGAAATTATTCTCCTTGCAGCGGATCGGGAACCACAAGACGGTGAACGATGTATTGTAACAAGTAATGGTGGGATACAAATTGCCGTAAAAACCCATATAATAGAATATGGCGTTAGAAAATGGAGATATGTTTCGCTCATGTCTCCGAACAGTATACTTCCGGAACACATAATTGATGACATGATAGGATATGTGGTTGGTTTCGTCAACAATGACGGTGACTGGGGAATCAGATAAAAATTAAGAGCATGGCTTCTACACCATGCTCTTTTTGATTGATTTATTTTTATTACTAATCTGCATACATCAGTTATCATTACTTCTGTAAATGGCAAGTTAAATGATTTATTATTAGTCAAAAGTTATGATAGTGAAACATTTGATATTGGTATAAATGATGCAAAAGATGTATCGATACACTATGATGGTATTGATGGTTATAAAGCCATAGCTTGTCTCGGTTTTAATAACAACAAGTCTAATGCAATATTTGTATCACAAAGTGGATATATGATAAATGCTGTTTCGGGTGCAAGTGGATCGTTGTCTGCATGGTGTTTTAATGCAAATCACAGCATATCATATGCCGATGTTATGATTAGAGGTCATGTTTTATATATCAAGGATTTATAATGCAAGAACAAAAACAGGCCATTCCAACAAGTGCAGTAATAAACATAACATATATATTGTAGCATAGGATTATTTGGCCGGTGCAAATGCGAGATTATATGTACCACTTGATCCAAATATAACGGAGTCTCCTGATGCAAATGGAATACATACCGCTATAGGATTTTCTGATGATGTACATAATGCCAAGAAATAATTTGCATTCTTGGATGATCGGATAGATGCCCAGCCATTCACTGCACCCTGTATTGTTCCAATTACATAGCCATTAGTCATACAAGTGTAATTAGATTGTATGGCTACAGCAGATTTATAGTCAGGAGCAATTAACTTGCCATTTACATCACTTAATCCCCCAGTGATAGTACCGTCACCAATAGTCGAAATATCGGTAGTTCCGATAAGGCCTATAAGTGATTTAAGGTTTTTTACAGCCAGTTTAATTTTTCCCAAAATAGATGATAACTTTTCTCCTGTCGTTAATTCATCTAAAGTTGTTGCTTCTTCAAACGCCGCAGTCAAATTACTACCATCACCAGTTTTGGTCAAATAGTTTGTCAAATCTGTTTTTGGAATTTCATCTATTTTTTTATCAACATCGGTTTTGTCATAGTAATTTGTCAAATTAGAAACTGATTTTGTAATGTATCCTACATCATTTTCTAATTCGCTGACTTTTGTAGGTATACCGCCTGTTTGCTGTTTTGCCTGCTCCATATAATACTTTGCGTTATCTGTATCTTCTCCTTCTCTTGTTCCGGTTCCACCTACGGCATAAGATTCAGCCAATACAGATTTTGCATTTGCGGATTGCGCATAAGCAGATGCATTTGCGGATTCTACTCTAATATCTGCTAAATAATTAGGCTGAAGCATATCATCTGTTACTGATCCTGTTTTTATCGAAAAAGAATAAGTCTTATTCTTTCCAGTACCAGTCACGGAGACAGTTATGGTTGCAGAATCTTCAAATGTCAACACCGGAATCATAGAACCAATATCAGCTGTAAACTGTGTTCCATCTTCTGTAGTCATGGTAATGATTCCGTCATCAGACATGGAAAATTCGACAGGTATTTTTTCAATATTAAGGTCAAAAATTACTTTTTCACCATTGTACTTTGTAATAGTAATAACACCGGTTGTTTCATCCATAGTCCAATCAGCAATATTTCCGTTTATTGCAGACTTGTCTACTTTTAAGGCATCCTGTGATATGATACGGTTGTCCAACGCATCAATAGCAGAATCCATTTTATTAAGATTTATTTCATCAATGTCTGTGTTTTCACTGGGGTAATTTTCCCAGTTAATTCTGGTATAAACCTTATTCAACGCCATCTGCAGATACCTCGCTTTCCTCTTTCATAATCTGCATATCTGATAACTGTTTAGTCTCCGAATACACTTCATACAGTACAAGCCTTTTCACCTCGATAGGCAACGGTGTTTGATTTAATACTGTCACAAGGTTGCTTTTTAATTTCTTAATCTCAAAGTTTGCTGCCATATCAATTCTCCCTTACATAGATTTCTTTTCCTTGCTCTTCTGCATATGCATACAGATTTTTGCACAGTTCAGATACCTCATATCCGCTCTGTGCAACCACTGTATCCGACATGTCAATAAGTTGCTTCATAAACTCTTCAAAACCATCTCCATCTTCCGTGCTAAAAAATGTGGCATTGATTTCCGTAAACGTGGAAATTCCAATGGTAAAAGCTATATATTGCTGAATTTCTTGCCTTTCTTCCATTACTTCTTTCATTGTTTTTCCAATAATCGTTTGAAGAATAAATATTTTTTTTACCATAATAAATCTCCTACGTCATAAGTGTGACAATTCCAGATGTTGCAGTGAGCAAACCTCCAAGTGATGAAACTCCTGTAATAAAATTAACATTATGTCCAGGATAATCAGCAACATTGGCTGTTTGTGTTACCAAAGATACATCTGATACGGTTCCATTTATATAATTTTTTGTGACACTTAATGTGGCACTTGTCAGTACTGTCTTACTGCCTAATATTTGAGAAGTTGTTGATATGTTTTTTACATATTGTGAATCATATGTTGCTCCATTTCCTACCACTAAAATTCCGCTTACACTTACCATTGAAGCATCAATAGTAAGATATTGTCCCAATCCTTTTATAGATCCTGTGCTTTGCAATAGTTCGTTATAAAATTTAATTTCACCTGATGATACTTCTGTGTAACTTCCGTCTTCCCCTATAGACTTAAAACTACCAGTCATTACTGCGTTTTTAGCTGTTATAGTTCCATCTGCTGATATGCTACAGTTATCTGCTTCCAATACAAAACGGTTTCCAGAAATACTTACCTGTCCACTTTCAACACTTAACTGAGAACTGACATCACCTTTTGATACTTTTAATTTGATTTGGTCTGCCTGCAAAGATATTGCCGCTGCCAATTCTACTTCTGTATCTGTTGCCCTTTTCGCTTCTGCTTCAATTTTTCCTGCATTTTGCGTAATTTTCGTATCCAATCCGCTCTCTACATCCTTGATCTCAGACCGGGTCTCTTCTACATTCCGTTCTAGTTCATTAGTCTTTCCACGGAGTTGAATTATACTTTTGTTAATTCCATTTACCTGTTCACTGTACTTTGGAGATTTTCCGCTTGCTGATATGGTGTCTGTCGGTTGTTGGATTCCTTTGTATGTTCTGCTCAACACATAGCTTTCTATGATTTCTTTAGCCGTATATACATTGACTGCTTCTCCAAGGCTCAAACAAGGATTTCCTATTTTTTCACAGTTATAAGGTCTATATTTTACAACTTTAATAACCTCATACAGATTTCTTGCAACCGTTTCTAGGGCATCTGCGGTCATTCCATAAACAAGGAAATTATCTTGCAAAATATAACTGTTGTCGTTCTCGGTAATCTCTGTATCCGGGTAAACTGCACCAATATCATTTTCTGATTGTCTTATCTGCACTTTTGTAACTTTTTGGCAAACAAAATCTTCATATTTAACTGATTTGTATTTTCCACCAGTAACCTTTTCTTTTTCAGAACCTTTTCTAGGGTATAATCCTTTCTGTGGATATAATCCTTTCTGTGGATATAAACCTGATATTATTTCTTTAAGGAAAACATATTCAAATTTTCCATCATGGTTAATGTGGCCAAAGCATCCATTTATTGAGCAGATTGCTTCCATGACCGTCTGGCCAGAAAGTTCGCTTGGTTTTATTGTTTCTGCCACTTCCATGCTGTCATTAGGTAATGTGGTTGCTACTTGTTCAACACCAAAATATGAAAAAAAACTGTCTCTGAACTGCTTTAAGGTCAGAGGAAATTTCAACCCGTTATACCAGGAAGATACTTCTGATTCTCCAATATCGTATATAACGTCATATGCCGTCACATTTCTGTAACGCTTATCATCTGTTGGTTTATCGGAAATGACACGGTATTTTCCGAAAACAAACGGTGTGTCAGTATGTCCATTAATCACAGCAGAAACATTTATCTGTTTCCCAATCATGCTTGTGAACACGTTGGAAATTTTGAATTTTAACTGTGATGCATTGCACTGTCCAAAGGTAAGGTAATCATCATCACATAGTATTTCTTTTAATTCAAACTGTTCAAAATGGATTTCGCTGTTGGTGATTTTTACAGACTTGTCCTCTGTTTCAATCGTGATTTCCTTTTTGGATGCGCTTTTATCAAACAAATCCGCATAGGTATAGTTACTCATTCGCTACACCTCCGACAAATGAAAATTCTATCTGATTGTATTTAATCTCTCCGTCATAAGTTCCGTAGATTGTAGGCTTTATATCAGCCATATATCCATATTGTGTGACATATTGACCTAAAAATGGAATGTATGCCGTGATATTACATCCCTGTTCCGTTGCATCAATAAAGTTGCTTCGTATCCCGGACAGTAACTCTTGCAAATCGTCATCCGTCAGCATCGCAGGTGTGGAAAAATCAACACTTAATGCTTTTAGCTCCACAGCATTTCTATGTACGTATCCATTTGCATCAGTCCACGGGTCTACATCCTGCATATTTACAGCTGGCTGATAACTTTCAGCGGCTATAAATCTTGACTGGTCAATAACGTAATCTCCAATTTTTAAAAGCCATCCTTGATATGCTGACATACGCTCACCGCCTTATTGCATAAAAATAGACAGCACCCATTCAGAGTGCTGTCTGTGTTAAAATACATATACATTCTTGTGTTTTTGGTTAAATTGCTCTTGACCGTATTGTCTTGCGGCAATTCCAATTTGATCTGTTGTTATTCCAAACTCTTTTTCAAGGATTCCTTGCAGTAGCTGATTATTCTGTCTCAGAAGTGCAATTTCCTGTTGTGCCGTGGAATTGATGGCATCTTTGATTCCAGTGATTTCAACTCCACCGGCAACCGCTGTTTTTCCACCTACTGTTCCGGCAATCTCCGGTATACCGTTCTCTCCTGCCATGAACATCGTATATCGGCTTGGAACGTAACCACCTTTTTCAAATGTAGGTATTCTTCCAACACTAATGTGTTGTATATTATTCGGAACTGCGTCACCAATTTTAGGTATTAACCTTGCTGCAGACATCAAACCATTAATAAGGTCTATGGCATTGTTTATCATGGTTTCTATTCCACTTATTACAAGGTTCAAAGGAGCTATTGCAACATTAGCTGCTGTTTTAAATGCTGTTCTAAACGCCGTTGGAATGTTTTCAAGCAATTTATTCCATTTTGTTAGTCCAAACTGCTCTGAAATTTTTTTCCACCAACTTGAAAATCCTGTTTGGTTCCACCATGTTGTAAAAGAAGTCCATTTTTCAGAAAGTGATGACTCTATAGTTTGACCCATTCCTTGCCACTTTTCCTTTGTGAACCAAGGAGATACATTTTCATTAAACCAGTTTCCAACAAGTGGTGCTATATTGATAAGTGCAGATGACAGACCAAAAGTATCTGACATATCTACTTTTGTATTTTTTATTTTATCAATTAGCCAATCAATTTTATCTCCAAAATCATCAAGAGTGCTATGTTTTGGAAGCAACATTGTTCCTGTCAAGAATCTATACAAATCATTATCTGTTATATCTTTGTATAAATCATCCCACGCAGTTTTTAATGTGGTAAAATCAGTATTTTTTAATGTATCAAAAAAACCATTTTCACCAAACCACGTAAAATTGTCGTAGTACTCTGCGTCTTCTGGGAACAATGCTTTCCCTAAAGATTTTCCTACATTAAATCCAATCTCCCAAGTAACAGCAGCTATTGCAATTGTCGGAACTATTCCTATACTTGATCCTAGTACTTTGGCTGATAACTTGTCCGATATTTTTCCCCATATGATATCTCCAACACCAGTAAACTTTAAAAGACCTATTGCTGTCAGAATCGTGGTTTCAATCGGTGCAGCATCAAAACTTCCTTTCCATAGATCGATTGCCGCATTTATGGCAGTTTCTATGAAATTTCCGGCAGAAGTAAAGATTGCCGTCCAATCAATTCCGTCCAAGAAACTACCTATGTGTCTTCCAATTTTTTCCCAGTCAACAGAATCTATTGCTCTTGTGAACCAGTCAAAAATACCAGTTACCAGTTTGGACGTATCCATTCCGGCAACCTTAAACCAGGCATCAGAATCAAACTTAAATGCATATGCCAGATCTTCTATGATGTCTTTCACTGGCTTAAACACCTTGCTTACTTTATCAGCCCAGCCCATAGCTGTATTCTGCATCTTGTCGAATGCTTCCTGCCATACTTTTTCGTACTCTGCAGTAGCATCCATGATTTCTTTGGTAAGGTCAATTCCTGCTCCACCAGCACCACTTCCGGAACCACTGGATTTTGGTGTGGAAATAACTTTCAATTTATCAAATGCTCTGATTCCGCTTTGAGCATTTTTTGCGCTTGTGCCAACTTTATCCAGCGCATCTGCCGTATCTTCCAAATCTTCATTGTACCCGGATACACCTTGACCGAATGACGAAAAGTCAATCTTGATTCCCAGTAAATTTGCAACACTAACAAGCAGTCTCTTAATCGCAATTACGACACCGTTAATAACAGGAAGTACTTTCTGCAATACCGGGATAAACAACTGCCCCAGTACCATTCCGGCTTCTTTTACGTTGTTGGTAAACTGACGAATCATGTTACTTGGAGAATTGATTGTATTCGCTAAATCTCCCCATGATACTTTGGACTGGTCTAAGATTGCAAGTAAACGCAACTGCTGTTTCTCTGCCTGTGACATTTCAGATACAGCTTTTTCAATGCCGTATTTGTAAGCATAAGTCTGTAAGGTGGCATTCGTGATATCAATACCATACTTATACAGTGCTCTTGACTGACCGATCAAACCGGACTGTAAGTTGGTTGCAACCGTGCTGAAATCCACGTTAAACAGAGAGGATATATCCCCGGCAAGCATTGTCATAGACTTTGAAATTGCCGTAGTGACTTCTCCGGTCTGCCCTAAAGAGTTGGTAATGGATGCCAGCTGTGAAGCATACTGCGTGATCTCTTGCAAATTCAGACCCAGGTTCTTCATTCCGCTTTCAGAAATCAATCCACCATCTACATCTACTTTCAGACCGGACATTTTACCAAGCAGTTCATTTACACGGTTTCCGAAACTCTGTGCATAATCCTCTGCGTTGTCGTAACCGAATTTTTCAAAATCCTTGCCCCATTCCTTTCCGACTTTATTGAATGCTACCGTGTAGTAGTTAAATGCTTCGATATAGTCCGTAGTTCCCTCTATGGACTTCCACAGACTTTTAATTCCACGTATCACAAGAAAATATGTTGCGTAGAATCTGCCGAAAGCCGCAGCAAGGCTGAATGTGCTCTTTGTGGCTTTTTTTGCGCTTGCCGTATAGGTGTTCAGATTACGTCCTAAAGAGTTTGCTGCTCTCCCGGATGCCGCACCAGTAGATGCCAGTCCTGCCAGTGCATTTGTCATGCGGATAATGTTCTCACTGACATTTGGAGCGGTTGAAAGAGTTGTAAATAACTGCTTCAAATTCTTTGCCAGTAAAGGAATGTTTGTGACTGCTCTGCCGGATGCCACACCACCAAGTCTTGAAATCGAAGATGCTATGCTCGCAATATCCCCTACTCCATCTACTTTAGTTCCTGCCATGTCAGCAGAAAAGGTCTTCAATGCAGATGAAATTCTGCTTAATCCGCTTGTATCTATTTTTCCCATTCTGTTAATGGAATTTGTCAATGTGGATATGTTCTTAATACCGCTCGCATTCATGGAACTGGCGGCATTTGCGATACTCTGTATGCTATTAGAAATGCTTGTCAGTTTGGATGTATCAATGGACAAGCTTTTCTGAAAATTCGTAAGACTATTTGCCAACTTATCCAGTGCGTTACTTGCGTTATTCGCATCCGCTTTTATTTTAATCTGCAAAGAATCAATATCTGCCATACCGCACCGCCTTTACCGCAATAAAAAAGGAAGTGTCTGCCACTTCCAAGAAAAAGAGCGGTAAGCTGTGACACCTACCGCTCCTAAAATTACTTTTTGAGATATGCCCTTGTAACCGCACCGACTTTTCCATCTACAGTGATTCCAACACTCTTTTGGAATGCTTTTACTGCATCAGAAGTGGTTTTTCCAAAATATCCGTCAATGTTCGTCTTACCTTTCGCATTTACAGACGGCATAAATCCTTTCCTTACAAGTTCGTACTGCGCCCACTTGACATCGTTTCCCTTCATCATTGCCAGACGCTTGTAATAAAGAAGTCTTTCCGGCTCTGTATAATGGTTTCTATGGCTTGTAGAATCCTCATATACGGCATCTAACTCCTTGTACCATACATTCATGTCTACATTGCCTACAATGCCACCTACACGCCCTTTAGAAGTGTACTGCCAGCCTACCATGTTTGGTACTTGCGGTTGATACTTCACATCACACTTGCCGTTATTCTTGCCGTACCGTGCAATCCACATGGGATAACTCACACCGCCATAAGGCTTAATGTATGTCTTGTAAAAACTTTCCCCAGTGTACACACCGAACTGCAATCCTGCATCAGTAATAACCTTGCCGTAAGCATTGATAATGAAAATAATATTTTTGCCAAGACCTTTCATAACGGCATCTTCAACATCAAGATATACTGTCACTTTTCTGCCATTAAGAATAGTAAGCACTCTTCTTGCATCAGATCGTGATTTTGCAACCGTTGTAATATATCCGTATTCATATACTCCGTGCACATGGACATTGTGCTCTTTACAACCTTTCCAGTTCTCCTCGAACTTCTTGTCCGGGTTCAAATCCTTACGGATGACTTTCAGAATAGCAAAATCAATACCGTTCTGTTTTACCGCCCACCAGTTAATCGTCCCCTGGTATGAGGACACATCAATTCCTGTTAAACTCATGTTTGTTTCTCCTTTTTTGGGTGTGATAATTCAAAATTAGCTTGCATTGCCATAAGTCCTGCGAGGAACGCTTTTCTTTGCTTCTGAATTTCTTTTTCATTATCAGCAATGTCCGCACGTTCCATAATAGGCTTGTCAATATACTTCGATTGTGCTTTTCGACCGTTTAGGCAATGTTCTATTGCAAATATTAATGCAGATATTCCATAATCTCCCCACCGTTGCCATGAATTCCTATCTTCTTCCTCTTTTTTGAGTTTATATCCTTTGTAACACCACTCTAATTTCTTAGGATTCAGATGTTTGAACTCTTCTATCGAAATTCCCATGGAAAAAGCAAATGGAAAATATTCTTCCCATATTATTTTGTGCCAGTCGATTTCTTCTTGTGATCCTGTGGCATCTTCGTTACCTTGCTGTCCTCTTTCTCCATCTCTTCCTTGGTCTGCGTCATCATTTCCGTCAGACCCGACAGTTCGAAAAAACCGTCTTCTTTCATACAGTCTGTCAGTTCTCCATACAGTTTCACAAAAGACAGACCGTTTGCTTTCATGTATTCTTTCATTAAAGCATTGGATTCATCCGGTGTAATATCTTCATGGTTTTCGATAAGACCAGCATAAAAAGCCGTTTTGCATACATGAGGAAATTCTGCAAGCATATATCCGCTACCATCTACAATTTCTTCTGGTGTGGGATTCTGTACATTTTTTGCTTTTTTAGCTACATAGCCACCGGAAAGCATAAGAAACATCTTTTGAATCAAATCCTTGCACTCCACAGCACCGAATCCAAACTCTAAAGTATATTCAACATCATTAACTAAAATCTTCTTCATAAAAACATATCCTTTCCCCAACATTTTGTTGGAAAGGAGCCGCCCGAAGACGGCTCTCTTTTTGCTAAATTAATGTTTCATCTACCGCTTCATCAAAGTCAGCCACGGCAGTGTTATTTGTTTCTGACTGACTTGCTATTCCCCCGTTGTCAGTGCAACGGTAGCATCCAATCCCTTGTATTCCTCAATGGTAAGATTCATTTCGATCGTCAGAAGTTCGTTCTGTCCGATTTCGGGTTGTGGAATCTGCTCGGGCGGCTGTGCAACAACAAAGAAAGATTTCTCTTCTCCGGGAATGACAGTTTCAAACCACATTCTATTTCCACCAGTAAGAGCCTTATAGGCTGTGATAAGTGCAGTCCATTCAGCCACGGTCTCTGATGTAAAGTTGACTGTGACTGCAAAAGATCCACCAGTATCTGCACGACCTTTTACATATCTGGTGATTGCATCTTCTAACGCAGAAGCATCAATCTGTTCCGGTTCAATGTTAATGCCGCCAATGGCATTAATTCTTGTAAGTTGCTTAAAACTTGTAGGTTTTGTTCCGGCGGTTGTCTCTGTACCATATCCGAAAGTAATGCCTAAAGTAGAAATTCCGGCTGCTGCCATAATTTATACCTCCTTAAATTTGCATAAAAAAATAGAGCCGAATGGCTCTAATAGTTACAATTTATCATCAGCACCTACGCTTCTTCTGAACCGTGCAGTGCTTCTGTATGTGTCCTGCGAAGTATTATTGAACTCTGGCATGGAAGTTATTTGAAATCGCAGACGTTTGAAAAGTCCGGCAACCGTAGCCATGATAGCTTCGGCTTCTTCCTGACTTTTGTTGGTTATCACATCCACCTGGTATGATGCTGTGATTCCATTAACAGAACGTGCTTCAAGGTCTTGTCCTGTCTCTGTGAACGGCATAGCATGAAAGTACACCGTAGGGAATGTAGGGTCTGACAAATCCTTACTTTTGTCCGTCACATAAGCTTTAGGATGGCTCTGTGGTATCTTCATTTTTAAGTATGATGCAATCTTGACTTTGAAGTCTGATACCCATTGATATTCATTAACCGCCATTTCCAAACACCACCTTTGCTGTCTGTAATACAATTTTACGAAGTTCTATTGCAGTCAGGTACATAAAAGGTCTTGAAGGCATACCTTTTGTTATATGAAGTTTTCTGTCATCTCCGATATAACTCCAGTAGTATTCTCCGGCTTTCACATAAGTGCTTCCATGCACTTCAATGTCTTGTAATGCTTGCCGAATTGTTTTACCGGAGTTGTATTTCCATGTAACACCTTCCGGCAAAGGATATGGATATTCTTTCTTTCCACCAATGCTACCAAGAGTACCAAACTCAACGAAAAGCGCATGGTCTGTACCGGCAACCACCGACCAAACACCGCCACCCTTTACAGAGCCAACGTATTCCGCATGAATGCTTTGCAAAAGTTCTGATGTAAAGATAGCATCAAGGTCAGCAATCTGCACTCTAGCAATCTCTACGCCCTTTTCTGCCAGCGTTTCTGCCAGTAGTCTACATTTATACTCTAAACTATTTTCATAGTCTCTAAGAGCCTTTACAGCCGCTTGTATGGACTTTGGGTCAAACAGGTTAATGTTGATTGTCTTTCCCATATCACTTCACCGTCTTTTGCAACAAAAACAAATCTGCTGTCAGTCCCTCATCTGCAACGCCTTTGACAACATAGTCCGCAGTCTTGCTGTCCACAAGTCCGTCATCGTCACGACCTACTTCTGACTTCTTCCAGATAACATCCCCTGCCTTAATCGGCAAATAGCCCTTGTCGGTCACAATCTGACAATACGAACTGGAATCATCAATACCAAATTCTTTTACCAGTACTTCCGACAGCTTATTACTGATGCTGGCAGAAAAAAGGACGGGTTCAGAATATCCAGTAGTTTCTCTCAAAACCACTGGAATCCTTTCTCCGTCCATCTCGATGTACTTTATTGCTCCGTTTTCGTCCCGGTCATAAATCGTGACTTTTTCTCCCTGCCGTGAGTACTTCATTTCCTGCTTGTTAATGTCAAGCATCTTTCTTCACCTGCTTGTAAATCTGATTTACACCAGTGCTTGCCAAACCGGAAACAATTCCGACCGCAATCGCATTCAGCACATCATTTGCCGGGAAATCCGGAATAACATACATTCCTACTACTCCGAGAATGCCACCTACAATGCCAACAACAACCGGGATGTAGTTATCCTTAATAACCGGAATCAGCTTCGCTCCAATACCGGCAAGATAGCAGATAACCACGATTGCAACACAAGTTCCTACCTGTGAAAAATCCATAATTACTTACCTCCGTTCTTCAATCTTATTTCTTTTATTTCTTCATACATTTTAGTTGCCATTCCATTTCCACCAAGCGCATGATAAGCATTGTACATCTCAACAAAGTTTTCATACGCATAGCTTGGAATTTCTCCTAACTTCATGTACTTATCGTGATACTCAATAAGTTGCACACGCAAAAGAAGCATTGTTCCCTTGCTGTTCGCATCCCTATCTTTCTTTTGCTGCTTTAGGAGCCAGACGATGTAGCCTAATAAAATAGGCAGAACAATCGTATACGTCTGTAATAAAAATTCTTTCACTTCATATCTCCTAACTGTTTATTTGTTGGCACACCGCCCACCACCCTTAAAGTGTGCCGCCTGCAACCTTATTACCGGAATCCGTAACATGGTCACGCACAATCTTCTAAACCCCTCGATTTCGATGGGGTTATAAAACTTTTGCAAATGGGAAAACACCCACAAACAGTTCTTCCCGGTCTCTCCATGTTCTCGACACTCCATTCTCTGAATAGCTTGCCATGAAGTTTTCACCGGCTTGCGATCTGTCATACACGACAAGATTAACCACCACGGACTGAAATTTTTTCATATCCGCAGCAATCTTCTCTTCAGTGTAGCTTTCCGGGTACATTCTTTTTGCTCTGATGTCGGCTTCTGCTTGACTGATAAGTTGTTCCAAAAGAGGATTTTCTTCCAAATGGTCAAACACGACCTCGGAACTTTCAGAATCAATATGAAATTGTTTCAGACGGATTTTTACTTGCTTCAAAGTCGTATATTCTGCCATGTGCTACCTCTTAAAGTTCAAACTTTTCAATCAGAATCTTTTTCAGTTCCGCACCGCTGATTTCTTCCGCACCTGAGACACCGTGTTCTGCGGCTAACTTCTGCAAGTCTGCCGTAGACATACGGTTGATTTCCGTCTTAGTATATGCGGTTTCCTCCGGGATTTCTTCTTTTACTTCGGTGACGGTTTCCTCCGGGATTTCTTCTTTTACTTCGGTGACGGTTTCCTCCGGGATTTCTTCTCCCGGAAGATACCATTTGCCTTTGTATTTGACTTTGTAATCAAATTTCATCAGCATACCTCCGATTAGTAGCACTTAATTACATAGGTGCTATCCATTCTCTCGTAGGAAGGAAGTACGATTTCAGACACGGTTGTCTTAGTCTGTACAGGGTCTTCAGAAACAGAAACCGCAACAGCAACACCAGTGTTCACAATAGAAACATCTGCGGTAGGCTTGCCCATCAAAGTGCGCTCTTCAGGAGTAGTTCCGTACCAAGTATTTCCAAGTGAACCGGAAGGAATCAATGTCGCATATCCATCAGGATAAAACTTGGTTGCTACACCAGATTCGTTCTTATACTGCTTAGAGTAAACAATGATATTGATACCAAGTTCGTTAGAGAAAATTTCCTTAACTCTTGCATCAGTCATCAGAACGTTAGCTGTAACATTCTGTGCTAAGATTGCGGACTTGATCTTTGCGTTCTTCTTAAGATAGTCCATGGTCTTACGAGAGACAATCATAATGGTAGGTCTCTCGCCTGTAACAGCTTCCACAGAATCAAGAGCAACATTTACATCGTCCAGTGGATCGGAGTTTTCAGTATCGTTCCACTTGTCTGTGGTCTCGGACAATGCCGCATAGTTGTTCTGCTTGTAAGTGCCGTTAGGGTCGTAGTTGTAAGCATAAGTAACACCATCAGCCTGAATGGAAATCTTAGGAGAACCATCCTCTGTAGGTGCTAACAGCTGCATAATCATACGTTCAGGAACTACATCAGCACCTTCCACAAGAGTATTTGCATCATCAAAAATTCTGCTTAATACTTCTGCTGCGTAAGGGTCTGTGCTGTCCTTAATACGCATGATTTCCTGTTCGTCCTGTTCTTTGATAATCATAGATTCACGGAAGAATGCCATTTCTGTCTCTTGCATCTTGAATCCTTCACGGCTTCTGATAGTGGAAACTGCATCAAAATTAGATGCTTTCAGGGTAACAGGAAGTCCATTAGAAGTCTTAATCCACTTCAAATCCAGTCCCATTTTCTTCTTGGCGGGGAATAAGCCGGAACCAAGATATGCAATTTTATTACTTGCAACTTCTGTATGCACAAGTGCGATTGCTTTCGCATTGTAGGCATCTCTAATGTTCATTATTTCCTCACTTTCTACCGCTATCTTTCAGCGGTCAGCGGCTACATCTGTCTGTAGTCGGTTTCAGTTATTCAAATACAATCAGTGATAATCCTGTCTTTACACCATCGGCAATGGTAATACCTGCATTTGCGTTAGCATTTGCTTCATTTACACAGGCAAAAGCCTTAATGATAGTTCCGTTGGGGTTGCTATCGTAAACATCGTTAAGCAAAATACCTACTGCTGCATCATCGGTGCTTCCGCCATTTACTTTCTTTCCTGTCGCACTAATAGGATTACCAGCCTTGCACACACCATTAGTGAAAGCACTTGCATCCAGTTTAATAGGAACAAATAATTCACCGCCCAGCTTTCTCTTAAGAATTTCTAACTGGGTAGTTACACTTGTTTCAGAGAATTTCATTTTGTGTACCTCCTTATAAGTACTGGCTAACTACAGCTTCGGCTTCTTTGTTTGTTCCAGCTAAAGTCTTGCCAATCTTTTCAGCCGCTTTTTCGGCTTCTGTTTTTTTGTCATCTTTTCCACCGCCAGCAATTCCACCTCCAGGATTAGTAGATCCGTTTGCAATCTCCTGCTCCTTGGCTTGTGCCGCAGCAGTCTCTTTATCAGAGATAATTTTTCCGAGAACATCAAAATCAAAACTGCCGTCATCCTTTACAACCTGTGCCGCCTGTTCTGATGTGATTTTGAATTTGTCAGCCGCACTTGTACGCTGAGTTGCTAAAGTCTGTGCTTTTTCCAACTCTGCGATACGATTATTTGCTTCCTCTAACTGCTTCGCTGCCTTTTCCTGTTCGGAAAGATTTTGGTCTTTCATGGCATTAAACTCTTTTTCAATGCCCTGTAACCGTTCCAGTTCAGCATTGTTTTTGGTTGCCTTGGCATTTGCTGTCTGAACATCTTTGCCGTTTTCGGCAATAACCTTTTCAATCTGTTCATCAGTTAATCCCATTGCCGCTAAATCTTCTCTCTTCATAAATTACCTCCGTTATGTCCTACGTTTTTTTACGGTGCAACGACACCGAGTGACATTGCCGATTTGTACGCTCACGGCTTTGCGAATTTTTATAAAATAAAAACAGCCACCTATTTCTAGGCAACTGTCTTATTTTGCATTTGTTTTACAATTTCCTGTGCTTTTGCCATCTGCTCTTCCATGTTGATAATGTCAGCAGTTTTCCACAGAGCATCAAGGTAAGGCTTGGAAAGGTTGAAAGTCTTTTCGCAATCTCCCCAAAGTCCAACCGTTTTGATTGCAATAAGCGGATGAATACCACACTGCAGAAGTTGCAGTAATGTCTGCGACTTGGTATACATATTATCTTGTGGACTGTGGTTAATCTGCACATCAAAATCTCTAAGAGTGATTTTCAGATCTTCTTTCTTAATGCGAATAACATTCAGCGCAACCTTGGCCAGTCTCTTCTCTGCTGTCTTAACAACCGGATCCTTAAGCCTTGCTCTTGATTTTGAAAAATCCCATCCGTTTCTCAGCTCAACCGCACCCTGCGTATCACCGCCAGTGTTTCCTTGCTTGTTCGGTATTCCCAAAATTGAAAGTGCGCTGTCTGTTAAATCGTCCTTGGAGACCTGTGTCTGCGTTTGGTCAAGTTCCTGTGACATGACATCCACATCAGACTTATTGTCTTTATTGATGGACTTTACAACCAATGCATGGTTCATCTTCATTTTTTTGAACTCTTCTTCGTCAATCTCACAGTTTACAAATTTGTACCACGCCTGGATAAATTGCTCTATGCCGTCCATTCTGTTTGACTGCGTATTATTGATTGCATCCAACAGATCTATAACAAGTTCAATATCAGACAACCGCTCATGGTTGTTCGGAAATTCTACAATCGGAATACCACCAAATCCGTGAAGTTTCCATGTATCAGGAACAACCGCACTGTTTTTTATCTTACATTCACAGGATTCCGTGTAGCAGAGCTTGTACCACTCGCCATTTTCATCTTTTAATTCCTGTACCGCCAAAATCGGTTCTTCAGAACTGCGGTTGTAAATAACAAACGTATTCAGAGGATTAGGTGCAACCACACGGATAGGCACATCTCCATTCACAATCTGAATAGCTTTGAATGATGTTCCGGTTGCCGACTGCCACTCACCAGCTTTTATGTCTTTCTCGTGCTTATTTGCATCTGCTAAGTAATCATTCAGTTCATCTACTGCCTTATTTACAGCTTCATCATCTTTTCTGCTGACAAACTGAATAGGCTCTCCGTAAGTCTGAGCGACCTTGAATTGCACCCATTCAAAAGAATGGTTCTCTACTACTCGATTGGTGATATCCTCATTTGACAGCTTTGTTCTGTATAGTACCGGTTGATCTCCTTTGTAGTACTCCCACAAGTACTTGATAACTGGCTTATTGTAATAAAAAACACCGATGCAATCACCGATAACCTTTACAATGTTGTCTTCGGTTATCTGCTCCACATCCGTATATGCAATTTTTCTACCGTGACAACCCTTTACAAGGTCTTGAAATTTCATAGTGTTCATATTTTCACCTACATAAATGTCATTCCGCTGCTCTGATCTCTTTTTGGAAGTTTCTTGATCTCACGTTCTCCGGTCTCCGTATGGTAAACAACCATCTTATCGCAATTCCGGCACTTATATGTCTTGTCGATGTGTGATTTTGAACTGCATTCACCGACTAACCGTCCGCATCCCGGACAGTACACTCTAATTTTTTGGTTAAAAATCATAAATACCTCTTTTCTGCGCACAAAAATACCGCCCACATAACGTAGACGGTATTCCCGGCTGTTTGCCTTTTAGGAGGATTAGAAAGCATCTTAAATATTTTTGTCAGTTTAACATTACCATTTTTTATATATGACATTCAATGACATCATTCATTCAAATATCCTTCTCCGTATTTCTTTTCAAACTGTTTCAATGCAGTTCCGTGAAGTCTGACAACCTGTCTCCATGAATATTTCATTTCTGTTGCGATCACTTCAAAAGTTTTCTTTTCTATGTACCTTGCGAACAGAATATTGTATGTGTTTTCATCTTCCATGCTGTCTATCTGCTGTATGATTTTCTCTTTTTTATCGACAAGTTCGTCCACCATGCCATCTATTTTCCGTTCCATTTCATCAATTTTGGCATATTTTGTTCCTATTTTGTCAAAATTCGGTGTAGTCTGTACCCTTTCACCGCTTTGCGTAGCAGATATGCTTACCGCCATATCTTTGAGTTGTGCGATTTCCGTGAGTTTATTATTTATCATCCGATTAAGGCGGCTTATCTGCCCTAAATATTCTTTGGTTGTCATATCAATACCTCCGTCCGAAAGAGAATGGGTTTTGAATTGCTTCTACTTTTGCTACCCTGTTTCCGTTTGTAATTCGCAATGCAAAGTTTGAAAATACATCAGGCACATCATCTAACTGTTTTTTTCCTGAAACAGAATACCTTTTCAGTAACGACATCATTACACCGTATGGTTCGTTAGGCTTATACAATGATGGATCTTTGAATATTACGTGTTGTAAAATCCAGTTAGAGCACTGGAAAATTCTTGCTTCTTTGTTTGTCTCTGTCGGTGTGTCTGTGATGTTGCATATCCATCCTTTACTCTCTACACGCTTATTTACTTCCATCGCCACACGGTCACCGCCGGCATTACGCTCAAATTCGCACTCTTGCACTTTATTATTAACAAGTACATTTGCCGCATTTTCATACTGCATCTCATAATCCGCAGTATTGTCACAAACAGCATCCACGCAGTAATAATCTTCTCCATACTTTTGCAATACCGGAAGAACAAAAAAGTCGGTTCCTTTTCCCTTGGTATCGCATTGCCCGGTAATAATTTCCGGTTCCCCATGTGGCAGATTAAGATAACGTCTGATTTTTTCTTCCGGAAATAACAATCCCTCACGTTCAATAGGCTCTTGCTTGTAAAGACACCTATAAGAGATTTCATCCATGAGTAATTGTTGATCTTCAAAAAAAGCAACCGTAAATCCGGAAAATTCGTAGTCAAAATTGCTTAATCCTGTTTTTGGGTCAATATCCGGAACTGCAATTACTTTTACTCTCGGATTCCCTTCATACATATTTTGGATCCGACCGATTACATCGTTTGCGCTCCACCTGGTAGCAATATGGATCTCTTTGCAATTCTTTCCATCAGTATCTTGTGTCTTTCTTTGCCTTGCATCTACCGCATACTTGTCCCACAGTTTATCCAAAATTATAGGATTCATAGCTTCTTCGATGCCACCGATCATGTCATCTACGAACAAAAACTTTGATGCACGTACTTTACCAGCATTTTTGCTTCCTACGGATGTGCACTGAACGGATGGAAATGGTTTATATTTGCCAATGTTAAACTGTTCCATTTTTGCATTTGTGCTAGTTACGGAAAGGTTTGGAAAAATTTCATTCCAAGTGTACTCGTCAGAATTTGTACAAATATCGTACACACCGTCATAGTACATACGTGTAATATCTCCACTGTGGGAGTAAAACAGGTTGAAATCTCTAGGGAACCAACCGGCAACCAACGCATTCAGCATTTTTTCTACCGTGGTTTTTCCAGCACCAGGGATAAGAGACACGCATAGAATGTCGTATTTATCATCAATCATGCCTTGAATGGCATCCATGAGACCGATTTTAAGAAATTGCTTTCTACGTGGCATATAGAACCGCTCTCTAGGTTCTCTTTTCTTTTCCAAGTATCTGTAGGCACTGTCCACAACCTTATTTTGTGCTTCTAGTAGAAGAACATCGTACAACTTATCTGTCAGAGAATAGTGCGTCTTGTTCGCAAAGGAATACTTTTCCAAATCCCATATGGTTCCTCCAGTTCTTTCCATACAGAAACGCTCTACAATGCCTTTAGAACGATTTGTTATCTGTAAGCCATAAGTTATATCCTTTTCACCGTTTATAGCCACTCTGCAGGCTTCTATGTACGCATCAATGACCTGTTCATCAATTCCCTTGCGCTGTATGTAATTGTCATAGCTGTTTACTGCCGATATAAGGCTCTGACTTGCCAATATAAAAAAGCCTCCTTTCCTTACATTTTGGAAATTTGGCTCTCTGCGTAGGCACTCTACGACTGGTGCTCTAGAAAATATTCTATTTGCTATGCTAAGCAGTCCAAAACACAACATAACACATATGGTTTGTGTCAAATGTTATACTAATAATTTGTTCTGCACTCTTTAATTCTTCCCAATCCTGGTCATTTTGCAAAATGGCTTGATTTATATCATTAAGGTTTTTGCAATATTGCCATTTCACCAACTTTGCTTGATTCATAAATTATTTCACCACAATTCTATTGATTTCCCCACATTTTGGGCATTTGATTTCAGCCTGTCCGTTGAATTTGCCTAAAAGGCGGTTGCATTTTCTACAACGATGTTCGGACAGTTTTACATAAAAACATTTTTTCAAAGCTTCCTCGTCTTCCTTTGTATCTGCCACGACAATCGGGCCTTCTCCCAGTGTTGTACATTCAATTTTTACATTTTCAATATTCCCGATGTTTTTAGGTGTGACCTGTCGAAACGCATCACGTTCTATGCTCTCAATTACTGCCGTCATACTCATTTTTTCATCCACCTACTTTCATATCAAGCATATATAATATTTCCTGTTCGGATACTTCTTTTGCTCCTTCTCTAACATGAAACAGTATTTCCATTAGTTGTTGATTATCTTTATCCGTCATTCTGTTTTTATCAATTGTTTCATCGATGCAGTAATATAAACAATTCCCATATCCAACACCTAAACGACTTCCATAAAATGATTTTCCAACAATATCATAATTTTCAGTTTTTAAAATATCGTGCTGATAATCTAAATCGCACCACTTTTTATTATCTTCCAGTTTCTTTTGAAGATATTTTAAGAAATCTACTACTCTTTCTTCTCTATCACTGATGTATAATATCGTGTCTTTCATTTTATTTCACAATCCTTCTGCTTTCTTCCATCACTTTACAGTTCCTTGCAAAATCTCTTTCAATAAAACTTTGCGGTATTCTTCCAAAATTTTCCAAAGCGTACTTATCTACCGCTTCTTTTGAAACATCTATACCAAAATTTCGTAATGATTCTGTTTGTGGTTGATAATCTTTCAATCCATTCATCCTCATATCCTCCGTAACCCATGCAGACGGAATCGAACCGCCGACACACATCCTATGCGGATGCTGTTCTACCACTGAAGCTATACATGGGAATCGCACCGTAAAACCTTTTATGGCTTGCGCTTGCCATAACCAAAGATGCATCGCCTACTTGTCACTGACTATCCACAATCTCACAGTCTTGTCTGTTCTCTACTTCATAGGCTTGGTTTTCGCTAAACATATGTGGCTTACGTTTTAGCTAGGGAATAGTTGCCGTGGGAGTTGAACCCACCCGACCCAAACAAGGTACGACTACTTTTGAATCTGCAAATTCTACTCGCAGAAGTGTTTTTCGTTGACCGATAATGAGCAACTACTATCCATACATCTCCCATCGACCTGAACTATTGCAGTAGTGCCAGACTAAGTGGAGATAAAGATAAAGTTGGGATGATGGGACTTGAACCCACAGCCTATGCCTTAGAAGGACACTGCTCTTTCCATTTGCGCTACATCCCAGTGATCGGTACGAGATTCGAACTCGCGTTACCACCGTGAAAGGGTGGTGTCTTACCACTTGACTAACCGATCATGTGCGTTTCCATAAGCTGTATGCCTACATTTAAGGCGCTGACACAGCGCAACACTTATAGCTATTTTTATTTTCGCAGGGCATCCGCCAGTTACCTGCTAGCCGGTTGCGATCCGACATCGTGGGGAAAGAAGGAGTCGAACCTTCGATGTTTCTAATGTCACGGTTTTACAGACCGCTGCAATCGCCACTATGCGCATTTCCCCAAAACCTGTGCCGTATAACCACGACTAAACTTCTGGCACACCTATCTGCTACCTACCGATTATTGCAATCACGGTATCGTCTTATCGACGCAGATAAAGTTTTTCACCGCTATATGGTTGCAATGCTTCAAGCGGTTACGTGGAAAACCCTCACGAGCCTTGCGACGGCTCTTAACAGCATTCCGCTATGAGGGGAAAGGAGTGTCTCCAATGGAAAAGTATGGAAGACAATTCGCAGATGGCAAAGACCGAAAGAAGAAAACATCTGCGAAACAGGACTACCAGGATTCGGACCTGGGAATGCAGCAGTCAAAGTGCTGTGCCTTACCGCTTGGCGATAGCCCTAAACTCCGGGAGAGAGACCATCTGCTCCCGGATTATTTTTGTGAAACACCCTATCTTTATCTAAAAAAAATTGTCACGCCTGTGTACGGTACTTTGAAAAACTTTGTGTTGTCAAACGCATTATTCCATTTTTCGTTTCCCACACACAGGCTACATACACTCTTGATGCCTTGATTTCTCTGCCACATATCCAATGCCAACACAACACCGGATATTCGGCAATAACAATGGCTTTATGAATTTAACCCATTCAAAATTGTGATATGGGATAATTCGCATAATCTCCGGTAACCACATAGGCTATACCCACGCGAAAGTTATTCCAAATGCAAGGAACATTGCGAACGCAAATAAAATAACTCCGTCTGATGCTGTTTTCTGTTTTGGAGCATACCATAAAGCAGATATTGCTAAAACTGTCAATACCAACGTTGTCATTATTTTTAAAATCATGAATCCAAGCATTTTTTCTTCGTCCTTCCTTCAATTTCATCGATCATTGCCATTACCAGTGCTTTGGCAAACTGGCTATTGTTATGCATTTTAATCAGCAGATTACCCTGCCTGATAAGATACGACCAGTCATCATCCGTTTTCGGATTAGCACACTCTTTATGGATTTTCCAAACCTCTGTGTAGATCTCTTTAATCTCCGGTGGCAATTCACATTTCTCCTTAACTGGCAAATCTTCTTTAGGCTCTTTATCAAGTCTGCTCTTTTGGTGCTTCATCTGACAGCTAACCATTTCTGTAACGTTCTCACGGTCTCTCTTGATTCCGTGACCTTGCAGAAACAACTCACATTGCAGGACTTCACCGCATTTTGAACATTCGTCTTTTATCTCTTTCCCAAATATCTGCATACACTTAATCTCTACCAGTGACTACCGCTCTTAAAAATACTCCGATGATGAACAGGATATACACCCATGCAGGAGCATGTAATTGAAACAGTATCCATGCTAAAACTATGTAAATGAAAATCATGTGGTACACCTCCTAAGGGTCTTTTTTATTTTTGAGGAAATTTGAGGGACTAAGTAGGGGCTGTTCGCTGGTCCTGCCAGACCCCCTCCCCCTGTGTGCTATGTTTCTTTTCAACTATGCGTTAAACTAATCTTTCACGCAGTCTTTATTGACACGTCCTTAACTATCCCATATTTCCGCACGTTTCCGTAGTTGTTGCTACTCATTCGCATCTGCTGTATTATCTCCATACGCTCCGGAATCGGTCAACATTGATGTATTTTGTCCAAAATTTGTGTCTAATCGTGGAAGTTGGTCGGCTGTCCTGGTTATCTTGTGTACAATCTCTTGCTGTGTGGTCTGTTTCCGCCCGTGGTCGTTGTTTAATCGTTCCGTTGCTCCCAGCGCATTCCGCAGATTAAAAGCAACAAGCTGATCACAATCTGCATCATCTAACCAATTTACAAAAGCTTTTCTGACCTCGTCCATGCTCGATGTACTTGATTTAGTTCTCCAAGCACTTAAAGCCTGTTTAGATATCCCTGTTAATATCTTAAATGTATCAGCTGTAGCAGTCATATCATAAGCATTAGCTAACTCCCTAAGATATAAATAAACCTCATACAACAGATCTATGTTGTACGCATTGTAGTTAGTTAGCATTTGGTTGATACTATTATCCACTACGTTTTGGGGTATATCTTTTAATACATTACTAGGTCTTATATAATTGTTATATATATATTGCATGGCACCATTAAAAACCGGTTGCCGTTGTGATCTCATGTCATCGATGCCATAAGCTGCACAATAATCGTCAAAGTATTTCCGGATATTTTTTTTAATCTCGTCAATGTTTGGAATCTCTCTGACGTCCTGCACCGCTCTACACCTCCTGAAATCTGCAATAAAAAAATCACAAGCATCACTCAATAAACCTATGTCTTTTGATCTCCTCCACAGATCAGGTAAAAACATAAATCTAAAAAAGTGACAAGCTAGTGACTTCTTGTCGTTTCCGGTCTGTCGGCTCCGGTGGTCTTGGTTACAATCTGGGCGGCTGCGTATCCAAAGGGGGTTGGATTTACACCGCTGTCACTCGCACCGTGTTAACGTCGGCTCCCTAACTGCTTTTATCATAACACAAGACCTATTTATAAATCCACAACAACCTTTTACGTATTTGATGATTTGTTGTTGTGGTATGTCTGCCGGTGATCCTGAGTATATAAAAATCATATGCTTAAAAAATATCATCCGGTTAAATTTGACAAATGGGATTTTTTGACAGACAGATAGGTGATTTTTGCAGATGGGTACATGGTGGCAGTTGGTCGGCTCTAGTATTTATATATACTTGGTTATACAATGTCTTTTTGCTCTTATTTACTTTTATTTTATCTAACCTTTATTTTATCTAATCTTCTTTTATTTAATCTGCGTCTACAAAATGTCTACAATTTGTCTACAAAATTTAGCACGTTAAAATATCGCAGTGAAAATAGATCAAGAAAAGCAGGCTGTTACACCTGCTTATAGATTACGATATTTTGATTTTAGCTTCTTCGCTCCGCTGAATATTTAATAACAAGGGTTTTCTTTTGCCAGCTCCCAAACCTCATTAAATTTTTGCTCGTGCCGTTTTGCATACTCGTCAAAAAATTGCTGATCTGTGCACGGTGCAAGATCTCCGTGTATCTCCTCTCGCAAATCGTCATCCATAAAAGATACCGCCAAATCATAATCAATGTTTACTCCATACTCGTTTACTACTGTTTTTCTCATTTTTGCCACCTTTTAACCTTTCATTTTTAACAATATGTACTGTATCTTTTCCGCCTGTCCTGTAATCGGTTCCAACGCTCGTCCTCTAATTGTTTCTTTTTCTGTACCAAATTTCTGTGGTATTCCGGATCCAGTGACCGCAGACTGCACGCCCTGATAAATATTTTTTGCAACAACGTTTTGTCTGCGAATTTCTGCCGATCCGCTATCAGTTGTGCAGCATCTGTGTAGCTTTCCACCTCTGGGATAACTTTGGATTTTAACTCTTCCCACGCTTGCCGCTCGAATTTGTCTTTTATCTGCGGTTCATACCACGGGAAAAACGCTCTACAAGTCGATACGATCCGGGCGGCTTTCTTTGCTGTGATCTGGTCCGGTGTTCCTTTCATGTCGTTTGCTCCTTTCGTTTGTTTGTATCTTGATTATATATCATGTTATATAGCATGTCAATAGATTATTGCAATTATTTATTGATATTTTTCAAAAATTCCTCAGCGTCTACAACTTGCGGTTGTTCTGATGCTTTTCTCTCTGCTCTCCTCTGCTCCTGGAGCTGGTGAAGTCTTTCGTTTGCTTGCATCAATGCAACCTTTTCCTCTACCTCTGTGCGCTCTGTATTTGCCTTTTCTGCGGTCTTTTCCGGCTCTTGCGGTAAATTCTCCGTCTTGCTTTCCAAGGCGTCTAAATAAGCCAATACAGCCGATACAGCTATATCATTTATATTTATGTCTGCTTCTGCTGCTCTGTCTTTTGTCCCTCTTGGTAATCTGATTTGTACAAGATCAAATTTACTGCGGTAGTTGTTAATTGCTTTGCGTGTGTAGTCCGCTGTTCTTGCCATCTGTAAAACCTCCTTATATAAATTGTTTTATCATATTATATAACACTTTATATATAAATGCAATATAATTGTATATATATCATGTCATATAAATTTTATATAAATATTTATAGAAAATGTATTGACACATGTTATATATCATGATATAGTTATCTCAACAAATAAATAAAGCCGGTGACACCTACCAAGCGAACACCGGCACCCAAAAAGAAAGGCACCCAAATTATAACACGGGTGAAAAGGTAAAAGCAATATGAGAAAAGCAACTTTAGAAAACATGATCGCAAGATTAAACGCAATGAAGGGATTTGAAAAACCGGAATGGAATACAGTGGGAAGTTATAGACTTTATAAAGATGCTGCTGGCTATGCTGTCCAGATGGTAGGGAACGTAGCCGGAGGAATTAAAACCGTCGGGAACTCCTACGGAATGACAGCAAGCGAATGTTATTATTTTATCGCTGGAATGATTTCATGCAATGAATAAGTTCCGGAGGTGAAAAATGGAGAATTTTATATTACTAATTTTTGCAATGCTCGCCGGGTATGTGCTCCGGTACTATAGAGAATTAAGCAAGTAAGACAGGCTTTACAGGGGTTCGATTCCCCGGCTTGCTTTTACCCGGAAACGGGAAAAAATGAAAATATGGAGGAATAGGAACATGACAAGAATTGAAAAAATGCGAAAAGATGGATACCCAAATATCATAAAAGGGAACGGAGGATATAGAGCATATTTGAAAGATATGCAACCTTTAGGCGGTGGAGATTATATGGCTATATATCGCTATCCCGGCGGGGAATGCTGTCATAGCCTGGAAGAAATAAAAAAATGCTTTGAAATCATCGAACAATAACCGCCGCAGAGGATGCCCGCCGGGAGCGATGCCCGGCAATGGCTTTATGGGTGTATTTTACCCAAAAATTTAAAAAAAGGAGGTTGCCAGGATGAAAGAAAAGAACCTTGAAAGACTATACAAGCTGTTAGAACGTGCGGAACGAGAGCACGACACGGAGACAGCCGCCGCCCTGCGGTGGGCGATTTTTGAACTTGAAAACAGATAAAAGACGGCTTACAACCGTCTTTTTGTCGTGTTCCGTTGGATCTGCTGCCGGCTTGGCGGTCTATTTGTGCTACTCTTCCACCGGGTCCGGTCAGATCCTGCGCCCAGATATATTGACGGCTTGCGCTGTCTTGGTGTACAATCAAATATTACAAGGGGGATTTTGACAAAATGCGAAAAGTGGGAATAGGTCATGTATACGACATTATGGAGAGCGTAGCGGATGCCGGGGAACGGCTGGAAACCGTCATTCGGGTGGAGAGCGCCGCCGGTGGTATGTCTCCGGAATCTGCGGAGCTGCTGCGGTCTGCGTATGATTCTATGCTTT